GCCTTGAACAAGAAGTAGGTGAACCATGGGTTGGGCAGACGTACTCAAAGCGGTAATCCCGATCATCGTGGCGGCGCTGGCTTGGGTGTTGGGGCAAGTGTCGTCTGCCAATGAGCGGCTGGTTAAGGTTGAAGCGGCTATGCCCGCCCTAATCACCAAGGAAGGCACCCCCACAGACTCCCCGCTATCGGCTGAACGTCGGGCTGCTATGAAAGAAGAATTGAAGCGCGAAATCAGCGATTTGCACGTTCGCGTTATGCTGCTCGAACAACTGAAGAAGTAAACTCATGGCCCTTATCAAACTCCAGTTCAAACCCGGTATTAACCGGGACCAGACTGACTACTCCGGTGAGGGTGGTTGGTATGAGAGCGAGAAGATACGCTTCCGCTCGGGCTATCCGCAGAAGCTTGGTGGCTGGGTCAAGGCTACTACCAACTCTTTCGTCGGCGTAAGCCGCCAGATGTGGAACTGGATCACTACTTACTCGGATGATCTACTTTCTCTAGGGACTGAGAAGAAGGTCTATATTGAAGCTGGCGGTGCTTTCTTTGACATCACCCCACTGCGTACGACTACTCCTACGCTGTCTAATCCTGACACAAATAATAGCGTGGCTACAGTGTCTGGGTCTTTCAAAGTAATTATCAATCTAGGTGTCGCGCACGGTGCGGATACAGGGTCTTACGTAACCATTGCTGGAGTTACCGGCACCGTTGGCGGTGTGCCCGACTCTGAGATTAACGCTAACCACGAGATCGTAGTTACCTCCTCAACCGCGTTTTATTTCCCAGTTACTACGGCTGCTTCTTCCACTGTAGCTGCGGGTGGCGGAACGGGTATCACTGTCAGTTTTGAAATCGCCCCCGGTAACGCGGTAGTCACAGCCGGTTATGGTTGGGGCGCGGGTGCTTGGAGTCGTGACGCTTGGGGTCTGGGTTCTACCACTGGCGCGGTGTTTCTGCCGCAACAGGATTGGTGGTTTAACAATATCGACAACGACCTTGTCATGAACATCCGCGACGGTGCGCCCTACTACTGGGCTCGCGGTACCAATACGGACCCGTCCACGGCGCTGGCTACCCGGGCTATTACCTTGCAGGCTGTTGCTACGGCTGATGGTTTTGACCCCAACGCTGTCCCAGTCAAAGTTATGCAGACCCTCGTGTCTCAGCAGGACAAGCACGTTCTTGCTTTTGGTGCGGTGCCTTACGGCAGCACTGACCCCGACGACTTTGACCCACTTCTTATCCGGTGGGCTAGCCAAGACGAACCCGGTCAGTGGACTCCTGCGGTTACAAACTCGGCTGGCTTCCTGCGTATATCTCGTGGTTCCCGTATTACCGTTGCTCTGCCAACACGGCAGGAAATCTTGGTTTGGACAGACACCCACCTCTATACCTTGCAGTTTACCGGTACCACGGACGTGTTCAGTTTGCAGGAATACGCAGACAACATCTCTATTATCTCACCCCGCGCTACCATAAGCGCCGCGAGTGTCACGTACTGGATGGGCCAAGATAAGTTCTATGCGTATTCGGGTCGTATCGAGACGCTGCCCTGCACCCTGCGTAACCACGTATTCGAGGACCTGAACTACAACCAAACCGCGCAGATTGTCTGCGGCACGAATGAGCAGTGGAACGAAGTCTGGTGGATGTACCCCAGCGCGAGTTCCAACTGGAACGATAAGTACATAATCTATAACTACTTAGACAAGATTTGGTACTACGGAACAATCCAGCGTACCGCTTGGTTGGACACACCGCTTCGGCTCTTTCCGCAGGCACTGAACACAGCTGAAGACCCCGTCACGGCGGCGATCACTGGGTCCATTACTACCACCACGCTAACTGTCACAGCTGTGACTGGGACAATACAGGTCGGCATGATCCTTACCGGGGACGGCGTGAGTGCTGATACCTACGTCGTTGGGCAGAAGACTGGCACCACGGGCAGCACTGGTACCTACGAGATCAGCCCGTCTCAGACGGTTATCACTACTGCAATCACAGGGTCTATCGGTGCTTCCGGTTACCTGTATAACCACGAGAACGGCGTTAACGACGACGATGTAGCGATGGAAAGTTACATCCAGTCCAACGACTTTGACATCGAAGACGGGGAGCAGTTCATGCTCACCAGACGTATTATACCTGACATCGACTTCGCGGGTTCCACGGCGGCTGCGCCAGCGGCTATACTTACTATACGCCCCCGTAGTTTCCCGGGTTCGGCGTTCTCTGGCAATGCGTCGGACTCCCAGTCAGTGATTGAGACTTCGGTTGATGTGTATACGGGACAGGTCTTTATCCGTGCCCGGGGTCGTCAGATGGCTCTGAAGGTCAGTTCGACTGCTCTGGGGGTCCAGTGGCAACTTGGTGTTCCGCGCCTTGAAGTCCGCCCCGATGGTAAGCGTTAATGGCTCTGGTTGGCTTCAAGCACTCCCCCCTGCCGAACCCGACGCAGGACTATGATGCCCAGAATATGCGGCAACTTATCCGGGTGATTGAGCTGTACTTTAGCCAGCTGGACTCCCAGACGCCCAACCAAGCCCAGTCCTACACGGCGTCTGCGTTTATCGGGGGGACTATTACCCTTGGGAATTACACCAACGCAGAGAAGCTACTCCTTACCCCGGCTACCGGGATGATGGTGTTTGATACGACCCTGAACCAGATTAGCGTGTACTACAGTGGTGGTTGGCGGGTCATAAGCACGGTCCCCAGTACAACGGTAGTTCCTACGGCAGTCTCGGCCACCGGGTCTATAGGTACAGTTACAGTTTCCACCCCGTAGGGGGTTCGTTTCTAGGCTTTAGTTTTAGCGTAGTTGGTAATATAACCCTAAGTACTCCTTGAGTTTAAGGACTTCCCGATGAACCCCTTCTCACAGCAGATGCAAGCCCAAGGCCGGGGTAATGACTCGGTTCTGGTGCATATGACGCCCCGGGAAGTCGGAGGTTTGCAGGCTCTTGCCCAGTCTTATGGTGGTACGCTGACCCGTAACCCTACCACGGGCCTACCAGAAGCTGGGTTCTTGGACTCTATCCTGCCTATGCTTGCCGGTGCGGTGGGCGGTGCTCTAAATATAGACCCGTATCTGGTAGCGGCTGGGGCTGGGTTGGCCCAAGGTGCAATTACTGGCAACCTTGAGAAGGGTCTGACGGCTGGCCTTAGTGCTTATGGTGGTGCGTCATTGGGTCGCACTCTGAACCCGGAAGGTACTATTGGCGGGTTTGGTTTCAACACCCCCGCAGCCCCCGCAGCCCCCGCTACACTAGCCACCACCCCACTGCCCCCCAGTGATATAGCGGGTGCTACTCCCTCACCAGACCCTATCTACCAGAGTGCTAATTCTGCGTCCGGTGTTGCACCCACTATCCCACTAACGCCCCCCACTCCCCCGGCACCGCAGGGTATGTTTGATAAGTTTGGTACGGCTGCTAGCGCGGGTATTACTAACCCCACCCTGCAAAACTTAGCCCCCTACGCGGCTGGACTTGGTCTGGCGATGCCGTTCCTTGGCTCTAGCAGTTCTGGTCTTGGGGCGATTAAGCCCACGGAACCTAAGAAACTTCCCCCGCCTAGGATGTACAACCGTAGGCCCACTTACCCCGTTAACCGGGACCCTAGGGACTCTTCGGAGTTTATGTTCTTCCCCCCGGAGGTTCCATACTACCCGGCATACGCCGATGGCGGCGACGTACAGGCAAAGCCCCGTAATGCTCCCACTGTTGCCCTACCTCCCGGGTACACCGCACAAGCCCCTGCCCGGTCTTACGTCGAACAGCTCTATAATTTCCCCCGGGCTACCAATGTACCGAAGTTGGTCAAGCCCACTGCAAAAAACGCTGCGCTTCAGACACAGTACCCTACGGCTACTAAGGCTCAGCTAAGTGAGTACGAACGCGCAATAGAAGGCGGCGGCGACCCTAGGGCAACCCGGTCCTTAATGCAGGCATACGGCCCCACGTCCGGTATTACAACACTCCAGCCGGGGTCCCCAGACTATAAGGGCGACAGATACCGCGACTCCCGCCCCGTAGATGCTTTTGGTAACCCGATTGGTTGGACCCCGACTGCGGAAGAGCAAGCTAGCGCCGATAACGCGATGGGCCGCGCTAGGATGTCTATGGAAGGCATTACTGAGCCAGACTCCGACTTCCTCGCGGGTTTCCGGGGCATGGTTAGCCCGATGTTTGGAGATTACGGCGACCCCTCTTGGGGCACGAACGTGCAAACGCTCCCCGGCGCACCCCCTATGCTTAAAGACCCTATGTTTAACCGTGCCACTGGGTACACGGGTTCGGGTTCTGACGGGCAGAATTACGCTAATACTTACGGTACATACCAAGCAAATAAGAATGTAGAGTCCCAGCGTCAGGCTGCTATGGCCCAAAACGCTGCGGATAACACAGCAGAGAACTACGCCCTCTATGGTGGTCCAGACGCTCCTGAAGATACAGGCAGGTATATCTCCCCGGTGCCGTCTTCTCCCCCCGCGTCCTCCGGTAGCTCCACGTTCTTGGGCGCTTTGAACAGCATTATACCTAGTCTGTCTGGGTCCAGTGCTGCTCCTCGCGCTGCTCCCCGTGCTGCGCCTTCGGGGCCGGGTTTGTCAGACCTTTACAGCGGTAATCGCACTCTTGGTAGTTTTACTGGCTTTTCCTCTCAGCCCGACCCTAACGCACCAGAAGTTGGTCTTGGTCTTGGGCAGGTGCTAAATGCCGCCACTGGGTATGCAGGGTTACCCGGTACCTTCATAGACTTTCTTAGGAATACATACGGTGGTGGTTTGGCTTCTGCCCCCGGCACTAATACTTTAGGGATTGTGGGTAATACTGCTACTAGCCCCGGCATAGGGGCCCAGCTAGGTGCTAAGTTTAACCGTTTGCTCGGTGGCACCAACAAGAACGCAGCTGGCGGCGTAAACCTTGAAGACGGGTCCTTTGTGGTCGATGCCCGCACGGTGGCTGAGCTGGGTAACGGGTCGTCTGGCGCTGGTCAGGAAGTCCTAGCCCGCCTTGGTGGTCGTCCTATCCACGGTCCCGGCGATGGCGTAAGTGACTCTATCCGTGCTAATATCGGTGGTACGCAGGAAGCCCGGGTCGCCCGTGACGAGGTTAAGTTCAGCCCCGAAGCGGTTAAACGTTTGGGTCGCGGTAACCCCAAGAAGGGTGCCGACAGGCTCTACGACATGATGAAAAAAGCTGAGAAGGCCAGAAAGTCGGCTTCTCGTGGTAAAGACACGGGGCTGCGTGCCCTTGCAGGAGCAAGATAATGGCTAATATGCCCGTCCAAAACCAAACGATTACAAGCACTAACCTACCCACGTATGCAGAGCCATATGTTACGGAGATGCTGGATCGCGCACGCGATGTTTCTTACCAGCCTTATATTCCTTACGATGGGGAGCGCATCGCTGGTTTCACCCCCGGTCAGACCTATGCCCAGCAGCAGGCTTATGACTTGCAGAGGCCGGATCAGTTTGGTCAGGCTACCGATCTAGCGGGCGCTGCGGGTCTTGGTTCTTTGGCTGCGGGCCAGTACACCCCGGCTTCCTTTACTGCCCAGAACGTCACTGCTCCCCAGCTTCAGCAGTACCAGATGGCTACGCCGGATCAGTTCGGTCAGGCCCAAGCCCAGCAGTATATGTCGCCGTACTTCCAGAATGTGCTGGATGTGCAGAAGCGCGAAGCCGTTACGGATGCCCAGAAGAGCCAGTTGATGACCAACCTTGGCGCGGCGCGTCAGGGTACTTACGGTGGTGCAAGGCAGTTGCTAGCTGGCACGGAGCGCGAGCGCAATCTTGGTATGCAGATGGGGGATATCCAAGCTAAGGGTCTCCAGTCCGCGTATGAGAACGCGCAGCAGCAGTTTGAACGGGATCGTGCAGCCCAGATGGGTGTTGGCCGCACTAACCTTGAAGCCATGCTCAACACACAGCAGCTTGGTTCGGGTCAGCAGATGGAGGCCCAGAGGGCTAACCAGCAGTACGATATGGATGCCCAGAAGGCTTCTGAAGCTTCACGTCAATTTGGTACTTCTAGTGGTCTTCAGGGTCTTGCTCAGGCTCTCCAAAGCGCCCAGACCCTTGGTACTCTCGGCCAGACGCAGCAGCAGACGGACCTTGCTCGTATTCAGGCTCAGGCAGCGGCGGGTTCGGAACAGCAGGCTTTGGATCAGCGGTACTTGGATACGCGGTACGCTGACTTCCTGCGCCAGCGCGACTACCCGATGGAACAGCTTAGCTACTATAACAGCCTGATCCGTGGTCTACCGATGACCATGGGCTCCACGGCGACTACGTACGCACCCCCGCCGTCTATGTTTAGCCAAGCTACCGGTCTGGGTCTTGGTGCGCTTGGCCTGTCTAAACTGTATAATTCCTAAGGAACGACGATGGCTCAAGCTAATTCCAATACCCTTAGTATGCAGTCCCCTGAACGTGTTGCCGAAACGTACGGTGGCAACAAGCAGAAAATTGCTCGGGCCATTCAGATGGGCGTCATTGATCCTACGACGGGTCTTATGGCTGGTATGTTTATTGACCGGATGCGTTCCGCACAGGCACAGGAGCAGGCACCCAACCAGACTGTAGCCCAGCGGGTCCTTGGACCGCAGGCTCCTCCCGCTCCCCCGGGTGGTCCTCAGGGTGGTCCTCAGGGTGGTCCTCCTCCCGGTGCGCCGCCGATGCAGATGGCTAGTGCTCCTCCTCCTCCCCAGATGGTCCCCCCTGCCCCGCAGGGTCCCGTTCGCATGGCTGGCGGTGGTCTAACGACGCTCCCTATTCCTGACGATATGTATGACGAGCAGTCCTTCGCTGGCGGCGGTATCGTGGCTTTTGCTGACGCGGGCGATGTGCGGACTAAACGCCGTAAGGCTCTGATGAATATTATACGGACGGCGGAAACTTCCGACCAGCGCATGGCTGCGCGTATGGAACTGAATGCTATGGATGGTATGGGTCCCGGAAGGACCCCCGGCCCCGGGCTTGCTGACGCTTTGGCTGACCTAGACGCTGCCACTGGAGCCCCAGTGGGTGGCACTCGTCTCGACCCTGCGGAGTTTAATAGGAACCCGTCGCCTTCCAACTTGTTCCGTAACGCAGAAGCTGCTCAGCGTGGTCCGCAGATGCCCAACTTCTCTGGGTTTGGTGACGCTATTATGGCTGCTAACCTTAGAGAAACGGACGCTGCTCGTGGGACTGATGCTTCTGGTGGTATGAGCCTGAGGAGTCCTGAGTTGGCTGCTATTGACGCTAGGTCCAGAGCTAGGAACGAAGCCGCAGGGCAGGTTCCTTTCCGTGGTCCCGGCATTATGGACTTACTGAACCAGCTAGATGAAGCCACTGGAGCCCCAGTGGGCGGCACCCGTATGGACCCTTCAGGTTATAAAGAACCGCCAGCTAATCTGTTCCGTAACGCAGAAGCTGCTCAGCGTGGCCCTTTCCGTGGGTTTGGTGACACTGCTGATCGTATGGCTGCTATCCTTGGTGACGCTGAGATTAACACATACGGTAATAGAGAAGCTGCTCAGCGTGGTCCCCGCGCTATGGGTTCCATAGACAACTTGGGTGAACTTACTAGAACTATTGCATCGCAGTTTTCGCCTCCGCCCAGTGACCCCACAGGACTTAACGCACTTATAGCGTCAAATAACCCCAATGTGCGCCCTGCGTCTTCCGCTGTGCCTACCTCCAAAAAAGTTCCTTCCGCCCCCGTCCGTACCCCCGCTCCCCGTGGTGAACGCGGTGTTGTTGGTGCACCCCGTGCAACCCGTGCGCCTGCTACCACTGAAAAAGAAACCACTCCCGCTGCCGGTACTGATACTCCTAACGCTATGACGTTGCGAGAAATTCAAGCTAGGATTGATGAAGCCGGAAAACTTCCTGAGTTTCAGAGAACTTCTGCTGAAGAACTAGCTGCAAGAAAGAACGAGGATTTGTACTCTATTCTGGCCCAGATCGGGTTCGGTATGGCTGCGGGCGAGAGCCCCAACGCTCTTACTAACATAGGTAAAGCTGCCGCTGCGGCGATGCCCGCTATGCAGGCTGCGGCTAAGGAACGTCGTGCTGACACTAAAGAGGAACGTAACCGCGAATTTGACTACTTAGCTAAGGCGGCAGGTATCAGGGGCGATAACTTTAAGTCTGCGTATACTATCTTTAGCAGTATGGAAGACCGGGAACAGCGGGCTTACCTTGAAAAACTGCGTATCAAAGCGCAGGAAAAAGAGAACAGACTTAACCGTGAAGTTCAACGGGAAGGGCAGGCTATTACGGCTGCGGGTCAGAGAATTACTGCGGACCACTACAATAATATGTCAAATAAGGAACGGCAAATTTTTGACTTCAAGGCTAAAGTAATTGCGGACGCAGAGGGTATATCTATGGTGAAAGCCCGCAATAAACTTCTGCAAATGGAGCTCGCGCGTCGTACGGGTAGCACCAATAATGCCGAAGATACCGCAGAGCGGGTGAAGAAGTTAGGGGGCAACGGCGATAGTTTTCCGGGCTTTAAACATCTCGGTACGGAGCCGGAAGGGGACTAGAGAGTATGCCTATCCACCGGATTCAGGGGCCTGATGGGAATATTCATCGTATCGAAGCCCCAGATGATGCCAGACCCGAAGATGTGATTGCGTTCCTTTCGTCTCAGTTAGGGGCAGAAGACAAACCCGGTAGTGCGTTTGGGCGTGGCCTAAGTCGTAGCGTTGACATTACCCAGCAAGGTCTTGGTTCTGCGCTAGAGGGTATTGGCCGCTCTACGGGCTTTGGTGGTCTGGAACAGTACGGCGCGGACGTAGCCGCCAGAAACACCAAGGAACTGGAAGAAGCCGAACAATATGCCACCCGCCGCCAAGATGTCGAAGGCGTAGGTACCGGGCTTAGCTATGCCGGTGAAACCTTGGCTGAATCCGCCGTGCCTATGGGTATCGGTATTGGTGCTGGTATAGGTGCCGGTGCATTAGCAGGATCAGTTGTTCCCGGAATTGGTACTGTAGCGGGGGCGGCTATAGGCGCGGCGGGCGCGGCCTTATCCCAGATACCATTGTTCTATGGTTGGAACCGCGAACGCCAGAAGGAAGCTGTACAGCAAGGTATCATCCCGGAAGTATCTGAGTCTGCTGCTTTCTTAACGGCTATTCCGCAAGCGGCGCTCGAAGGTATTGCCGATAGACTGCTGATAGGTACCGGTAGGCTTCTGGTTAAGCCCGGGAGCGGATTGTTCACTGGGTTGGCTAAAGGCGCTGGTGCTGGTGTTGTAACTGAGGTACCCACGGAGATCGGCCAGCAGGTTTTGGAGCGGGCTCAGGCGGGGTTGCCGCTTGATGACGACGAAGCCATGCAGGAGTATACGGATGCTGCTGTGGGCGCGGGCCTTATCGGCGGTGGTATCGGTGGTGTTAGCGGCGGTATAAGCGGACGCCGTGGGGCGGCGAAACAAAAGACTGGAGAGGAAGAGGGCGAGACCCAACAGACCACTAGTACGGAGTCAACTACTCTTCCGGGGTTTGGGCGTGAAGAAGTTGAACAGCGCCTGCGCACGGCAGCGGGTGAAGATACCCCGAAGGGTCAGGGGCAGGCTCTAGCCGTCTCTAGAAAACTTAACAACGATATCGCGCTTGGTACCCCAGAAAAACTGGCGGAGAGCGCTGCCTACATTAAAAGTCTTCAGGACCAGATCGAAGCTGGACAAATACCGGAAGTGGAGATTGAGCCGCTTCGGCGTACGTTGGCCGAAGCAAGTACGATCCTTAACGAATTTCAAGGAGTTGCTACCACCGCTACCCCTAAAACCACGACGGAGACACCAAGTGGACCTGAACAAGATATCCTTGGGGAAACTAGGAAACCTAGAGTTAGAGGACGTAAGCGTGGCGTTCCTCCTGCTGGCGGGGAAAGTGTCGATGCAGGAGTTACCGACCCAGCTACAGGAACTGCGGGAGCAGGACTGGGAGTTCTTGGTGAATCTGCTGAGCAGGTTGGAAGTGGAAAAGATGGTAAGCCGGGTACACTAAAGGGCGGCACTACTTCTACTGGGCTTTCGTTTGCACCAGAACCGGTGCCGTACGGAACAAGTACGTGGGACCCCGCGACTAACCAAGCTGTGCGGTCTACAGGCGAAAACAGCGTTGTAGATTATTCGGGTCGTAAAATGACGATCCTTAATATCGGCGGTGTCAGAGTGCCGTTTTACTTAAGCACGGGGCTTGGCGGCAAGAAGGGCGTAGCGGCAGGTAAATGGTATCCTTTCTTCGGTGTCGGTGCGGATGGTTGGATAAACAAAACCAACGACGCAGAGATAAACAACTACTATGGTAGCCAAGAGCTGCGTGAAGCTGCTGAGCACCTTGACAGCACCGTTGGGGATATCCGCCAAGACAACACTACCCCCCGTGTAGGTGCTACAGGTCCCCACTGGGATGCCCTTAATGCTGGGTTGACGCCTACAGAAAACGGTGTACCCAACGCCCCAACTGCATTGCGCAGCAACATTGACAATGTTCTTGCTCGTCTAAACGCGGCCCGGACTACGGCTAAGACTGTAGCGGAACAACCTAGCGCTGCCGGGGAAGCCTTGGCGCGTGAGTTTCCGAAAGTACCCCCCGCTGCGCCCGCCGCCATTCCCGAAAACTACCCACTGACAGAGCTTCTCAAGGGCATGGACCCCGCGCTGTTTGATGCGTTCCACGCTGGTGCGTTGGCTGGGGTAGACTCCACAGACATAAAACCCACGGTGCCTGCTGAACTTTCTGCGGCGGAGAAGAAAGCCTACACCAAGGGGTTTACTGGTGGGTTAACCATAGCAACCAGTAAGGTAGACGCCCTTAAGGGGTTTACCGACACCGCCGAGCCTGTAACCGACCCCGTTGCGCCCGCAGTATCTGTTATGGACTTCTCTCCGCGCTACCGCCCTGCCTTCCAGCGTGGAATGTTGGAAGCCTCTGCGGGTAAAGAACTTTCTGACCAAGCCGAAATAAACAAGAAGCAGCCGGGGTGGCAGGCCGCGTACAAAGCTGGTTATCAGTTTGGAAAAGATCAGCGTAAGGCTGAAGACACTAATACCGCGCCCACAGCGGCTGCTCCTGAAGTAGTAACCAAAGCCGCTGCTCCTGAAGTAGTAGCCGAAGCCACCTCACCGGTAGAAGAAGCCATCCAGCCGCCAGCAGCACCGCCCCCGCCCCCACCACCCGGCTCCACCGCAGCAGCAGCCGCGCCCCCGCCCCCGCCCCCGCCCCCACCACCCGGCTCCACCGCAGCAGCACCAGCCGCGCCAGCCATAGAAATGGCTATACCCAAGCTGAACACGATCAAGGGGCTAGTTAATCTATTCACGCGGAACTTTAATAACCGGTTCGCTACTGCTACGGAGATCAGTAACTTCCTTAAGAAGTTTATGGGCGTTGATGTTCTCCCGGAAAATATGAACCTTGATCGGGCGTTTGAACTTTTTCAAACTAAAAAGAACGCGGCTCAACGTATGTTGGAGCGTAAGTTCTTTGACCCTATTGCTGCCGCGCTAAAGCGTGATCGTGTAGACCTTGGAGATTTTGGTCTGTATCTTTTGGCCCGCGCTGCGCCAGACCGCAACCGTATGGTGCGCGAAGTAAACGCTGCCTTCCCTGAAGGGGGATCGGGTATGGACGACGCTGAAGCCGCTTCCTATATGGCGGACTTCAAAGCCCGGGGTCTCCTGCCAAAACTGGAACGTGCAGCCAAGATGCACGATGCCTTGGTGGATTTCATGGGCGAAATGCGCGTGCGTTCCGGCATTCTATCCCGTAAAGCGCAGGATGCGCTACGTAAAGAACAGCCGTTCTACACACCCTTTAAAGGGTTCGCCGTTGCGGGAGATATGCTTACTTCGGACCTACAAGAAGACCCCCACGCAGAAGAAAGCCGTCAGAAACTTCTGCGCGATAAACGCGGTCTTGGGATGCGAGAGTTTATTAAAGCGAAGGGACGTGACTCTTTGCCGTTCCATCCGCTCTACAACTTATTTTACGACGCCGAAACGCTAGTGCGGCGCACGGCTATGAACGATGTTTACACTACTTTTCTTCGTATGGTGGAAGCAAACCCCGAAGGGATGAAAGGTTTTATACAAGGTATCTACACGGATACGCAGCCTAAAAAGACCACGATAGTAGACAAAGATAACCCTGCGGGCCGTACAATCAACGTTAATATGGCGGAAGAAGTAATGCGGGATCGCAACCGCTACCATGTGGTTAAGGACAAAGGTGTTACCAAGTATATAGAGTTTAGCGATAGCGAAGCAGGGTTGGCGGCGCAGCGTCTGTTTACTAACTTGCAGCCAGAGCAGGTGGGGCAGGTGTTGGGGGCTATTACCGGCATTAACAATGTGCTCAAGGCTATGCTCACCTACCGTAACCCGATCTATCTCTCTATTGTGGCTCCGCTGCGCGATACGCTTGATGCTGTGGCAACGGCTATGCTGAACAGGAACATTAAAGGTTCTCCAGCGTACAAGAAAAAACTGGTCCGCAAAGTAGTGGCGTATTCTACGCAGGTCGCTACGTGGCGTACTGTTACTCGCTATCTGTTAAATCGTGAACCCGTGCCCGGGCAAGAAAACCTTACTGTCATGCTGGAACAAATGCTGACAGACGGCGGCGCACCTATGGGTATTGCGTTCCGTACCGCACAAGATCGCGCTTCCGCTGCTATAAAGGACCTTGATTGGTTCCGTAGACGGCAAGAAGGTAACTCGTTAGCGGTTGCCCGCGAAGGCGCGAAGAAGTTAGGGCGCTTCTTTGACCATTGGGCTGAGATCAACGATCTGGTGCCGCGCTTCGCAACTTATCGCGCTGCTATAGAGGAAGGGCTTACCGGGCCCCAAGCGGCGTCACTCGCCTTGGACTCGTCGTTAAATCTTACACGGCGCGGTGAGATGTCTATGCTGATGGATAACATATTCCCGTTCTTTAGCGCCAGCGTTGAAGGTAGCCGCAAGGTGAAGCGTATTGTTACGAACCCTAAAACCATGGTGCAGGTTGTGGGGGGTATGATCGCAATCGGTATGATGGAATCCCTTGCAAACGCCACCATGGGGGGCGACGAAGACGACGACGGTACCCCTGACTATCTTGATATTAACCCGGGTAAGAAAATGACTCACCTTACCCTTTATTACGGTGGCGGCGGCGACGATTACGTGAGCATCCCGATAGGGCAGATGCTGGGGTACTTTAAGTATGTCGGCAGCAAAATCACCGATACATGGCTGGGAACGCAGTCAGGGGAAGAGGCTGGCGCTGCTATTCTATCGGCGGGCGCTGACGTAGTTGGGGGGCTTGTTGGGTTGCTTTCTCCTGCGCGTGTTATGGGGGGAGACCTTGAACGGACCCTTGTTTCGTTAACCCCGCTCTGGGGTAGGCCGATTACTGACCTTGCAATAAACCAGAACTATTTTGGTGTACCCATATATCAACCAGAGCGTGATGATACTGGCCCCGCAGCCGAACTAGGCCGCGCCACAACCGGCGAAATGTGGAAGTCTATTGCGCGTGGTATCAACCAGATGACAGGTGGATCACCTGCTACAGGCGGCTACGTTAACTTCCAACCTGAAGTGTATAAATACATCTTGCAGACCTACCTTGGCGGCTGGTCGCGGTTGGGCAAACAGGTTCTAGATTTTTCAGAAGAACCGTCAGCGGGCAAAGTGCCTATCGTGCGTGGCTTCCTTGGGGACGGTTTTGATTACATACCGCAGAACAAGTACCAGAAGAACACCGCTGCACTGGAAAAGATTGTCTCCCGTATAGACAAACTTAGTGATGCCCAGCTTCAGTTGGAAGTAAGACGCAACCCTGTTGCGCTCGACCCCCGTGTGATCTCCGCTTACGAAGATACGAACAGGACGATTCAACAGCTCTATAAGCAACGTCGGGAAGACTTGCGCACTGAAAACTTAAGCGCCGACGACAAGAAAGCCCTGCTTGAATACTACCGCGCTGAAATGAACAAACTGCAAAGCGCCTTCAATTACGTTTACGACGCCGTGGAAGAAGGGCGATAAAAAGACCCCCGCCAGTTTCCCGACGAGGGCCAGTTTGACCAACAACAACCAACGAGAGGAGCAACTCTCGCGGTAAAACTACCTTACATGCGCCAGACGCGCAAGCCCCTTATACCTTCTACGATAACCACTTTGGTAAGAACCTTTATTCGTAGGCGGTTCGTAGTGCAAAGTAGTTCCCGTTTGGCTCGCACTGGGTCCAAGCACGGTAGGAAAAAAGACCAACCCCGCTTAAATGTCTTCCAGTTAATGTCGTAGTTAACCTTCTCCAGCTGCATTTTCAGCTTCCGTAAAAGGGGGCCTAGACAAGAACTCTGGGTGCAGCATATCCAACGTCATGCAATACACAGAAGGTGTAACAATCTGCATGCCCTTGGACAGCCGCTTGTTTTCCATTTTGAGCATAATGCCCTTGGCCTTAAGTTCCTTGATCGTTTCTTTGTAGTTGATCTGGTACTTCACGCAGTCTTCTTTGAACGGCTTGATAGAGATAAACATCTTATTGGTATCAGGTTCCTGCCGGATCATAAGCTCGCCCTTGGGCTCCAACGTGGGCAGCGGTTCAAACCCAGTCCTTCCATCTAGCTCGCTTTTCACAACGACATAGTTCTGCATATGTCGGTTCAAGAACTCTGCAATAACCGCAGACACGTTGCTTATAGGCGGCGCTACGTCATCTCGCATATCTGTAAGCATGTTGGTGGCCCACAGGTAGATAGCCTTCATATCCCAGTCGATCAGACCAAGGCGCTTGGCGATCCTGCCCCCTGTAATGTTAGCGGCCAAGGCAGCAGACCAGATACGTTCGCGCTGTGTCAGCTTAAGTTCCCGGTCAATCTTGGCTTGGGTAGCCAGCAGGATGCCCTTGGCTTCCTCTAGGTTCTTCACCAACCAGTCTACGTAGATAAGACCAGCGTGGCCGTAGTTCTCCATAAGCTGGTGGTCGAACATCTGCTTGGCTATCGCCGGGTCAACCGCATCGCTGTAATCAACCTTGTACTCTATAAGGCGCATCATCTCGCCGTCTGGGTTGCGCTTACCTAACGACATCTTTTCGTAGAACGACGCATTAGAACTGCACGGCGATATGCAAGCCCACGAAGTCAGGTTGAGGCGCATTTCGTTCGTAGACTGCTTGAGCCGGTCCTTACCGCGCCCTTGGGACATGCAGTAGGCCAGTTCAGAGAAGTCTGCGGCGCTCATGTTGGTTAGTTCGTCCACGGCAAATGGTAGGTTATTCATAAGACCCAGACGCAGGATCTTGGCGTTCAAAGTATCCGCCTTGACCGCGCACAGTAGTCTGGGGTGGCCGTAGACGCTGTTACTCATGTGTAGGGCAGTAGTCTTGCCCGTACCCGAACGGGAGTTAATCAAGTTGATGATAACACCGCTCTGCCCCAAGAACTTAAGCAGCGGAGAACCGAAGGCAGACAGGGCGGCGAAGGCGTTGGGTTCCAGACCCGGCCTACCGTACAGGTTGAAGACTTCCTTCCACTTATCTAAGCTGCCCGTAGGTACCATCCATTCGGCTAGCTTCTTGGTAACAGACGACGGTGGGCTATGGTACGTCCCGTCCGCGCTGATTTCTCTGTCTCCGATGATGAACTTGCTGTCGTTGTCAGCCCAACCAAATTGAAGTCTCATTTGTTCTGCCTTTCCTCTGTTTTGCATACTGTTAATTGACGCTATTACGTAGTCTATAACCATGGTGAACTGCTTAGACGGGCACACCACACCCCGTGCGGCCAGTACGCCGCCTAGTTCGTCTCTCTTCATTACGATCTTATTTGAGACTGTAAATTCTCTTATCCCGTCGCAGGGCGTGTGCAGTCGCATGACCACTACGTCGCCTTCTTGTGGGTCCACCATACGCTTCACGACATACAGGTCGTTGTGGTAGACAAGGATAGGCTCGGCTTCCTCGTCTTTCTTAACAAGATAAATGCCGCCCTTTACCCCACGTGCATACGGCTTGGGATACTTGGGTATACTGTAGGTCTTACCTTGCGTACCGTCCTCGGTCTCCTCGACAACGGTGTTATCGGCGTCTGTGGCCTCTGCCAGTTCCTTACCCAGCATGATCGGGCCGGTAATCTTGCCCTTGAACTGACAGCCCTTGCAGCCACCCGCGTTATTCTTCTCAAACTCCTTGCACCCTTGCGGGCCACCGATGTGCTGTATCTTCCGCTCAGTCTTATCTGGGGCGTAGTCGGGGTAACCCTCAGACAACGTATGTATAGCGGTGTCTTTGTCAGTGCAGAACTTGGCTACGGACAGGGCGTTGAACCAGCGCGATTCTGGCAGCGTGGCGCGGTTCTCGTAGCAGTCCCATAGCTGCTGGCAACCTTCGCCCTTGGCGCTACGGCGCATAATCTTGGTAAAACTTTTGTTAATGTTCTCCTGCGAAGCCTTAGCGAACTCACTAATCTCGCGTTCTGGTGGGGTGACCAGTGACCGTTCTTTGTCCTTTATACCTAGGAGAGCCTTGAACTTCCCGAACTCTACGGGGGCACCTTCGCTCAACACCGTTACTTCTGCCGGTGGGTTGTCCTTGAAGTTCAACGTGCCGGGTATACGCAGCACGCGAGCCACTTCGAAGACTGCTGGGTCAACGTAGAGTTCATGGGTATTGCAAAGCTCACGTAGCCGGTCAGCCACAGGCTCCCATTGTTCCCGGGTGATCTCCTCAGTAAGCGGCCAGTATACGTGTACCCCTCGGCCCGAATTGACGAGAATAGGCTTGGGCAAACCGACCAGCTTACAGAACCGCTTTAGTTCCTCTAGTGCTGTAGGTTGGTCGATGTACCCATCTGGTTTGCCAGTCTTCTCGTCAACTCGGGCCTTGGTCTCCCCACAATCTATGTCCAGCCAGAAGGCTTTAAGCGCCTTGACGTTGTCCTTCTTGCGGCTACCAGCTTCAGTATACTTGGCAACACCGAAGAATACGTTACGCTCCTGCGCCATAAACTCGGCAGCTATTGCGTCTACTTCTTCCCTATCCTGCGTAAACTTCTGAACTACAGCCTTATCCTTGATCCCTATAACAGCAAACCACCCCTCGGGGGGCTGCACGGCAGTAAGGAGATCAAATTCGGACATGGGTGCTCGTTCGGAAGTTTGCACTTCCGGCCACTAAGGGGTTTGTTAGGCGTTGTTATTTGGGGGCAGTGATATTGTTATAGTAGGCCGTAACTTGTCGGCTTACCGCAGGCTTGGGACTATGCGTCCCGCAAAACCAGTTGTAAACCGTCTGTCTACTGACGCTCAGCTTGGCGGCGACTAGGGACACAGGAATATTGTTTTTCATACAAACCCTCCCCAGTCGTACGCCAAGCATCCGTGCGTCTGCCTTCTTATTCAACCCTATCAGCCGCGCACTATAGCCATAAATCATGGTTAATCGTCTTCGCCCCAAGCACTTACCGCGTCAGCAATGCTCTTCTTGGGTGTTGGTGTAGCTTCCTGCTTCTTGCTAGCACGCTTCGTGGGTTCAATCGGAGCGTCCAGTTCGGTTTCGTCTTCAAGTTCCACAACGCGTGTAGCCTTGGCCTTAGCTTCCACAGCAGGGGGCTGCTTACTTACACCATCCGCCTGCGCCACCGTTAGCATGATGTACGCCTTGGTTTCCGGGCGCTTCTGCGCTTCTCGGACCATATGGTACTCGGCGTCGGTAGTAAGCCGGTGGGGTGAGAACTGAAGTTCCATAGTATTAGCATTGATATTAAAGCTAATAGTGGTAACCACGTTATCCAGAAGCGCGTTGTTGGCGTCGAGATACTTCTTGTACCCTACAAACCCATGCGTGTTACCAGACCCCACACCAAACAGCGACTTAGCCGGGATGTTAAACTGGTAGACTTCGCCAGACGGGTCGTCGGCCAGCAGGACTGCAATGCGGCGCTGGAACCGGCAAGCCTTACCACCGTTATCGCCAGAACCCTTAACGTTCTGGGGGCAGGTCATACAGCTTGTACCCTGCTTGTTCTTAGCAGCGGTTTCGGGTGCGTCACCCAGATTGGACCAGCAGTCAGGTAGGGTCGCTTCCTTGTTGGGGTCGTACTTTTCCTTGTAGAAAGTACGGGAAATCCCGTTCAGCCACGCGATGATGATGACCTTGATCTCACCGCGCACGGCGTTACCAACCTGCTCACCGTTGACGATGCGCTTGAAGGTGCCGTTGGTGTTGGTCTGAATGCGCCGGTAGTTGTTGCTACCCATGGTGGCCTTAGCAAATTCGCTAAGCTCGCGCTCTACTACCGAAACGCTAGTTTGGTCTTTGAAGATTGCTAGATTAGTCGTGGTCATAGTAGTTCCTTACTTAGCCGTAGGTTTGCGGACTCTGATTGTGTACCGACTGTCTGCCTGAAGTCCAATAGGCAGTGTGTCAGGGTTCTCTTCTAGGAACTGCTTCATGTTCCCATTGTGGATACGGCGCTCTAACAGCTGCGGGGCGTCATGGTCCTTGATGAAGGAGTACATCTGTTCCCAGTCACTGGCCCAGTAGCGGGTAGAGACAGTACGGGAGACAGTGCCCGCCGGGGTCTTGATGCTATCCAAGTTCTGTTCGTTGCAGATACCCAGCAGGTGCTGGCTGACGATGTCGTATTCTTCCTTGATCTTTTCGAGCTCCGACTTGTGGCGCTCCTCAGTCTCTTCGATCCGGTTACGGATTTTGATGTAGATATCAACCATCTCTTCGATGGTCTGGGGTTTCTCAATGGTGTCTGTCATGGTTGCTCCTTGTGGCCCGACAATCTACGCCTGTATTTGACAAAGTCAAGCGGTACCGGAGAGTTCTTGGTGGTACAAGTCAATTATCTTTTCATGGTTGTTGATGTTGGCCCGGAGCATCCGGTACAGCTTGTCTTCTATCTCACTACCCTTGATGTGCACAATAGTCATTGGGTTGTGTTGGCCCGGACGGTTGATGCGGGCGTTTGCCTGCAAGTAAGTCTCAACGGAAGTCACCGGGGCATACCAGATGATGGTGTTCGCTGCCGTTAACGTCAATCCGTGGGATGCAGCCTGTGGCTGGATGATGAGCACGTAGGGGTCTGGGTTGTTCTGGAACCGCGTAACTATATCACTACGCTTGTTTACCGAGACCTTGCCGTTGATAATGTCGTTGCTGATACCGTGCTTGTCGAGCGTAGCCTTGAGCAGCTCTATAGTGTGTGTGAAGGGTACGAACACCAACACCTTGTGGCTGGACTCCTCGATCACTTCAAGAACAGCATTCAGGCGGTTGCTAACGTCGAACTCAACGACTTCGCCAGTATCCGTATAGACCGCACCCCCGCTGATCTGGAGTAGTTTGTTAATGTTAGTGGCTGCGTTAACAGCGGTAATGGACTCTCCACCCGCCTGCATAGTCATCTTCTCCTTAAGCAGGCTGTAGTACTTGACTTGCTGCGGGGTAAGCGGCGCTTCGCGCTCTACGTGGGTGACGGGCGGCAGGTCTAGGCACTGACTGCGTTCGAACCGGATAGCGGGCTGGAGTACCTGATGCACCGTATCTTGTGATCCCGGCTTGGCTACCCACTTGAACTGGGTGACCTTGTACATAACTTGGTCGCGGAAAGCGCCGTAGTACTTGGGCGTATTGTCTGGGTTAACCAGTTTGGCTAGGCCGTAGGCATCCAGTGGAGACTGCGCTGCTGGCGTACCAGTAAGCATCCATAACCCCTTAGCTGCGGCGGCTACGTCGCGCAGCACCTTCCAGCGGGTGGTCATAGGGTTCTTGTAGGCGTTGGCTTCGTCCACCACGATCAGGTCGAAACCACCCTTGATGATCTCGTCCTTGACCACGGCAAGCCCGTCGAAGTTAATGACGACGAACTCAGAGCCAGCTGCGATGATCTTCTTGCGCTGCTTGGCATCCCCGTGGGCTACCGAACAACTGCGGTGCATGGCGAACTTGAACAGGTCCTGCTGCCACGCCGACTTCATGATGGACAGGGGGCAGATCACCAGCACACGGTTCACCTTGCCCTGTTTCATCAGATGGTCAGCGGCCCAGATAACGGACGCAGTCTTACCCGTACCCTGCTCGTTGAAGCAAAACGCCTTGCGGCGGCGGGTCAAGAAGTCAGCAGTTTCCTTCTGGTGGGCAAACGGTCTGAACTTACCCGGCCAGTCGTAGTCAGTTAGGATGGTCATTTGAGCGGGAACGACTTTTCGTATTCGTTGGTTAGCACGCCAATCCAGTCTTTAAGTAGGTCAGCCCGTAGAAGCGAAGACCAATTTTCCCAATCTTTAGGAAACCTAACATCGCCCTCGCCTGTTTCGAGACTTGCTACTAGTCTTGGTATTCCAACCGAGTTCATTACTTCTTCCTCTTAGGCTTGTTAGTCTTCACAGTGTGGTCTGAGTTGCGGCTGAACGAACGGTTGGCGCTGGCGCTCTTGACCCGCAGGTTACTGGTCGCGTTGGTGCCGCCCTTGGACAGCGGCTTGGCGTGGTCAATGTCCTTACCGTCACCTTTGTGCACTTTGCCCTTCTTCATCATCTCACGGCGGGCGGCGTTACGGACAGCCCGTTTTTTCTTAACTTTTTCGGTGCCGTCGTACTGTTCGTATTCTTTCTTGTACGGACGGGGTTTGTTTACGTATGGCATCAACGTCTCCTATTATAATGTTCACAACTAGTTACGGGGCACCAGCCGCATAACGGCCCGGTCTTGGCGTTCCAAACCCCCGACTCATGGGCACCAGCTAGGCGCTCCAGTTCATCGCTAAAGACTTCAATATAAGCATCGCGCTTCGCGGCATCGTGGGTCTTCTTGGGAAACGCTTCGCAGACTACATACGCCAGCGCCGACTTAATACGCTTAAGCTGCGGGAAGTGCAGGAACGCAGCGCCCGCTAGCAAGTCCAACTGCATAGTGTCTGCGTACTTGGCGCTCTTGCTGGTCTTGTAGTCCACCAGCCACCCTCTACCACGGTCTACGATAAGCAGGTCGGCAATGCCGCGCCACCACACGTCCTTGTCGAAGAACCCGCAGGGCTCGTAGCCAGCGTCTGTCTTCTTGATACCCAACCTAATCTCCGTGTGCTTTTCGCCGGGGATGTTGTTAAGGGAAGCTACAGTAGGTTCAATGAACTTGAACTTGGCAGGGATCGGCGTACCAAACTTGATATAGTCTTCAGCGGCCTTATGTACTTCCTGTCCGTAGACCGTGGCATCGCTGCCCGAGTCCTTAACGTCCTTGGCTACCTTAAGGTGGTAGTACTTCTTCGGGCACTGGTCGAAGGTCTTGATGCTACTGTAGGACCACGTAATCATGTGTCTAACAACCAATTCCCAACAATAATAATCGCGGCCCAGAAGCCGGAACCGAATAATATCAATATCAAGCAGCCACTAATACCTAGCGGTTGCCCAAGCTCGTCACGCTGTCTTGGGTTTTTGTTCATCTTGTCTGTACCCTAAAACAGCATCCACGAGCCGGGTTCCCCATATACGGACCATAGAAGACCGGGACATCCCACGCTGTGCGCTGTACTGCATGAGTTCAATGCTGTCCTTATGGTGTGCTATATAGCGCTCTTCGTCTAGGCGGCGAGCCCAGTCCTGCATGGACTGCGTATCCTTTACGTCACGATCTCTGCTCGCCTTTTTGTATCTCCGCTCTCTCAGGTCTTTCAAGTAGTTCATGGGCGTATTGCTCTTACTTTGCTTGGTGTTTCAATTCGTTCCCCGGCGGGGTGGTAAGGCCAACCGTGAGATGCTTTAGGTGAGGGATCAGGATACCGCAGAGCCCATACGTTTTCCACATATTGTGTATCCGAACCCGCCATACTCCGCAGGTTGCTTAGTACGTCCCTAGCTGTTTCTAACATCACTATCCTCCTGACATTCGCGTATCACCGCAGCGTAGCCCGCGATATCAACTGCTGAATCCTCGTGACCCGGTGTTTGAACAAGTCTAGCCAGTTTAACGGCTACCATACAGCACGCAACCTGTACCGGGGTGATAGGCATCCCGAGACAAACGGCCCAAAGGGCCGCAATCCTGTCCATGTTCTGGCTCATGGGGCCATACGTCAGCCCCCGTTCCTTGATGACTTGGCTAGCTTTGAGCAGCATGTCCGATCCGATTGTCATTTCACCTTCCCCCGGTACTTTAGCGAACCAGCCTCGTTGTACGCCATACGGCAGTGCTCTTCGCAGTACGGGTACTTCTCTGTTTTCTTCTTGTCACAGTACATAAACCTATCCGTGTAGGGATCACCCAAAGGCCATCGGCAGTCGTTAGCCTTAAGCGCCATAGTGGCGGTGCACACATCACCCATAGGGACAGTCTCGTGCACAATAGGTCTAGGCGGCACTGGCTTAGACCTCGTCGTGGTTTTGCGTGAACCCTTTAGCTTCGGTTCCGCAGCAGGTCGAACAGCCTTAACCTTTTGTATCTTCTGCTTAACCGGTGCCCGCGCTGGTTCCCCCCGGGGCGTTAGCTTCAGCCTGTGGGCCTTACCAATAACTGCGTTCCTAGTCGCTCCAAGCTTGTCGCCAATACGCTGCGCGGTTCGCCCTTCGGCCCAATACCGTTCAAGCAGGGCGATCTTCGCCGGGGTCCAGAACGGGGTCATTTCAGGTTGCCTCCCGACTTCACGATGTCCCCGCCGTACACGTACGTACCCACGTGCTGCAACCGGAGGAACGGGTTGGCGTAAATCTTGCCGCCGTGCTTCCTGAACAGTTCGCAGAAGTGGTAGTCCTCAGACAGCAGAGCGCCGCCAGCGTCGATACTGGTAGCGAAGTACTCATGGATCAGCGGCTTGGCGTACTCACCGTTCTCGTCCTTGAAGGATGCTACGCGGTACGTAGGCACGTGGGGCTTCAGGTGTTCGAATACCCCCCGCTTGATTAGCATGAAGCCAGTACCGGCGTGGCGCACTTCGATCATGCCTTCAGGGTCAGTCTCTGCGTGGCCTGTGCCGATCATGTTGAACACGAAAGACCCAGCGTAGTCGTGCAAGCCTTCTTTGCCATCCTTCGCGGCCTTTTCTATCCGCGCCCAGTCCACTTCCTTCTTGGGGTAGATACCGCAGGCAACGTCCCTGTCAGCGGCAAGTAGAGTAAGTACAGCCTCGGCGGTAAAACCAACGTCTGCGTCGATAAACATAAGGTAGTCGTGGCCGCGCTCCAGAAACGCATTGGTCAGGTCGTTACGCGCCCGGGTAATCAGGCTTTCGTTCATCAGCTGCGCCCAGAACACCTGCACACCCATGTCACGCAGCTTGGACACGGCGGCGAGTAGGCCGCTTACGTAGTGCCCAGTACACATACCGCCGTACATCGGCGTGGCGATCATAATGCTAGGCTTCTTCTCGGGGTCTTTGACGGCTACTTTGATTTCGTCGGTCATTATATTTTTTCCACGTTTTCAAATTTATCTACGTTTATTAAAACTACAGTCTCTACGTCTTTCGGATCACCGCGATCATACCTGCCGCCCGTAGACACCGTGTGTTCAACAGGCAGGGTCACGCACCCTAGAAAATCCGACCACTGAACTAGCAGGATGGGAGTAAAGCCTTTACCGGCCCACTCACCCAGCGAAGTATATTTATCCAGACTGAGCATGTAGGTGCTGTACGCTTTACGTTTGTTATTGCGCGTCTTTACGCGGACAATCGCCCTACCCCGCTTATTACGCGCCAACATGAAGTCCGCATGAGCGTCGAGAGGAAGCCTAACTGCTTCGCACTTAATATGTTTGCACAGCTTGTCCACCGCTACCTGCGCGTTGAGTATGTCTTGTCCGGTTTGGTAGAAAGGACGAGGGCTCGTTGTGGTCACTTTTCTTTCCTTACTATGTACTGGTAACCCATGTGCACGGGCTTCAGTTGCTCCGCGAATATGTTGGTAAAGGCATCAACAGCCAGCTTGGGTCTGTGCAGCACGTCGCGGTTGTCGCCCCACAGGTAGTCATCGAATACCATGACGCCGTTGTCCTTGAGCATCGGCCAAGCTACGCAAGCATCGGTAAGCACGTCAGGCGCGGTATGCGAAGCATCTACATAGATGAAGTCAAACTGCGGCCCACCGGCCAGCTTGGTAATCGCTTCGTAGGAAGTCATCTTGAACTTGAGCACCGCCCGTTCAGGGTACTGCTCACCTAACAGGCGCAGGTTGTGGTCGTAGTTATCTTCGGCGTCTGACATCGCCAGTCCCATTATAAGGTGCTCCTCTGCACCTCCCCACGTATCAACAGAGATAAGTGTGCCGTCGTCTTCGAGCATGTTCTCCACGATCCATGCAGTGCTACGCCCTTCGAACGCGCCCAGTTCCAATAAGCGTTTACGTCCCGGTAGAGAAGGGACCAGTTGTTCCCATATAGCGGGTGACCAGTGGAACCAGTCTTGGGTGAACTTGAAGTCGGTCATGGTTTAGGGGCTTTCTGGTTCGTCATTCCTGTAAACAAATCCGTCTGCTCTGGATTAAGTAGGTGCTTCATTATCTGTTTGTGTATCCCATCGAGTGTTATATTACGGCGGGTGGTCTTTAGCGCGGTAAGTTCCTCCTCGTTCGCATGGGCTATACAATTCTTCTCCTCCATGTCCCATTCACCCCTGATAAACTCCTCAGGGTTGCTCTGCATACGGGCGATAAGTAGTTCGATAGCGGGGTGTAGTTCTTCAGTGTTCATGTGTTGGTTCCTTTAATAATGATACGCATCGCTGTCCCCGTATGTCTTTGCATCGGTTTCATTTTCCACCGCAAAGAACTGGGTCGAGCATTTAAAATCAGGCACCAGTAACGTCTTGGGTGATAGCGATGTGTCTATGATCCGCAGCCTATTGTTCGGGTAGGCGCAGTATTGCCCATTCTCCAGTTCAACGATGTTATTGCTTTTGTGTTCGCTGGGCGTCTCGCTGGTCGAGTAGTCAATGGTATCCGGCGCGGGGTGGTAGTTGTCCAGTGTGCAGACGTAGGTGCCGCGCATAGACCCGCCAGACTTCAGCCTAGCCTCGTATGACATCGAGGCGGTAAACTGTTTGATTACAGACACTACCCCATAATCCATGCAGTTCCAGAATTGCAGGTCGGTCAGCGGCAAATCTGGGTCAGGCGTTTTCGGTTCTGCCACGAAGGCAGACAGCGGCAGCTTGTCGAACATAGCTCCGTAATGCGGCAGGTACGTCTCAAAATACAAAGCCCGTCCGGGTATGCTCTTGGCGCAGACCCAAACCCCTTTGACAAACTCGCCATGCCCGTCCTCTAGGTCGCGCAGGTATTCTTTGCGGACCCAAACGTGCTGGGCGGGTAGGTTGGTTATTAGGTAGCTCATTCATCCTCCAGCGCGGCGTCGATCATGGTCTTCCACAGTTCGTCGTATGATGTGCATATGCCGTCCCGCAGGTCTGCTGCTGTTAACATCTCCCCACTAGGCTCCCGCATGGCGGCAATGGCGGCGCGGGCTATAGGTGTGTAGGTCTTCCAACGGTTTTCATCAGTCGCGCCTTCGGGCGGCACCAATGCCCAACCACGCCTATCCGCATCAATAGCCTTCGCTACCCGTTCGATCATGTCGGTCATACCAAAGCCCCGAGCAAAAATATAAGCACCGAGAGAACAATAACCCCCGCCGCCATAGCCCCCACGAAACCTGCGAGCAGAATGCCCAACTGGACCACCGCCCAACCCACAAGAAACACGGCGGCCACTCCCCCCCACATAGTAGCTAGAAACTTCAGTCCGCTTTTAATGTTCATCAGCAGTCTCCGTAGCTCTTACCCGCACCTGCTTCGCAGTTAAGCGGTAACTCCAGCGCCCAGTCGGGGCGCACGCGCATGAACATCTGGATATTCTCCAGTGCAACATCAACATCACTTTCGGGAACTACGCACCCGATAGCATCGTGCACCGTCATGACCACCTTGTACTTCTTGGCTATCAACAGCATCTGTTCGCCAATGATGATGCGGGCTAGAGCTTGGCAGACGTTTTCGATAACCTTGCCGCCGTAGATACGGTTAGGCACAGTCGTCTTGCCCTTCTTGGTATCGTAGACGTACTCGGACTTACCGTCGTCGTTGTTCTGCTTACGCAGGTTTGGGTAACGCAGGTACAGCCCGTTAGGCAGACGTATACCTTTCTCACCTTCAACTACCAGTACACCGTACTGCCCTAATGGGGTCGTCTTGTCACCTAGAACCGCATCCAACGCGACACCAGCTTCGCGCCACAGCTTAGTAATAGCCGGGTAAGACTTACGGTACACGTCGATAATAATACGCGCGTCGTCTTCGCTGATCTCAACGCCAAAGGTCTTCAGCTGCTTCTTGAACTTGGCAGCGCCCATACCGTAGCCGCACCCAAGGATCGTGGTCTTGCCGACGAACCGTTCGTCCTTTGTAACGTCCTCTTCCTTCTTGTCGTAAATTGCAGCCGCCATGATCTTGTACACGTCCATGCCCTTATCAAAGGCTTCGACCAAGTCATTCTGCCCTGCTAGCCACGCCAAAGTACGTGCTTCGATCTGGCTGCTGTCGCTGTCGATCATAACGTGACCCTTAGGGGCTAGCATTGCGAACTTAAGCGCTGACGCACGCGGCAGGTTCTGCATGTTCACCTTGTCGTCGCCTCCCCACCGTCCGGTGTGCGCTGCGTAGTAACGCAGGGGGATGGGCAGCTTGCCCCGCTTGGCTATGCCTATAAACCGCTCGGTCCTTGTCTCCTCCAGCGTAGACTTAATACCCAGACGCGCCGCCACCAGCGTTTGCACCCGTACATCTTCGTGCTCCAGCAGTGCCTTGAAGTCCTCGTCGGTCTTACCAAAGGCCCAAGTCTCCTTGCCCGTGGTTGGGCTGATCTTCACGGGCGGCTCAACGTTCATATTCTGCAACGCCAAAGCAAACTTTGGGTTAGACATAAGGACTTCTTGGTTAGCGGCGACGGAAAGAAGTAACTGCCCCTTACGTTGCTGAACGCTGAATAGATGGCCCTCCAGCTTCGCCGCATCTAGTTCTAGGGTTGGCTCCGTAAACATCCGTATGGTCAGGTCAATAAGCTTGAACTCGGACACAGGGAAGTCAGGGCCAAGGGTCTGGAACAGCTTGTAGGTAAGCTCGGTGTCGTTCTTGCAGTACGCACCGTACCTACGCAGGGATGCTTCGTCGAAGTCCAGCCGCCCTTTGCCTAGCGCGTTGATAACCTCGTCGCCCTTCTCGCCAAGCTTGTACTGCTTGACTAGGTTAGCAAGGCTGACACTACCCGCACCTAGCGCACGTGCCATGGACAGCGTATCCGCAATGCGCTTGGGCCTGATGTCGTACACCCAGTTAAGTATAGCCATGTCGAACACAGCGTTGTGGGCTACCGCTATCGCATTGTCCCAGTCGAACCGGTTAAGGAAGTTCTTGGTATCGGCCCATGACCCGCTGAACCAAACGGCAGGTGCGTCGTCCACCTTTACGGATACCCCTATCGTCTCGAACTCAGGCGAACGGACGTACTCCTCCGTCGTTATCTTGGATAACGAGAAGCTCTGGGAGTAGTAGGTTTCGAAGTCTAGGGTGATAATATTCATTATGACCGTTCCATCTTCCGCAGCACGTTCAGCAGCACCGCCACCTCGCCCACGTTCTTCTCGTTGACTACCAGCTGAACACCGCCCGCAGCCTTGATGGCCGCAAGCTCGCGCTCCTGTAGCGCCGTGGTCTTACCCGCGCCCGCCTTGCACTCAATGGCTAGGAACTTACCGTGGTAACAGCAGATGATATCAGGGACGCCGCTGCGCCCCATGCCGTAGGTAGCAGGGAAGAAGTAATAGACGCCGTGCGACTTAAGTATCTCGACTACCTTATTTTTTACCTTCTTCTCGGGTGTAGCGGCCATGTGCTCTCTCGTTTGTTGGTTTACCACCATACACTACGTCTAGACAAAGTCAAAGACAAAAAAAAGGGGTCGCCCGCTAAGGCAACCCCAGAGATTTAGTGACAAGTCACAAAACTACTTCACTACAACAAAGAAAGTATCCGTATCTACACGGACACCTACACCTTCAAGCATGGTGCGGGGTTCCATTAGCTTGAGTTTGCCTAACGCCTCCCGAACAGGTCCGGGCAGCAACGTGTCTTCTATGCTCAGTACTTCTGTACCATTGGGGTCACTCAGCAAGTACCCGTCACCTTCGCGCGTAATGACGGACCCTAAGTTCTTATCGAACATGGCTTGCATTACAGTAGACACACTACTCCGTGCGTACAGGTTCTCTACCTGAGAGCACTTCGTCATGTCATAGCCCCCGGCTTTTGCCGCTGCACGATAAGGTTCAAGGTCTTGCATGATGTAGTCCTTAGCAGCGTAGGCCAAGTTGGTAAGCTGCATACGGAAGTTGGTACTGGTGTTGTACTGCTCACCTTTTATCCAGACCCCTGTTTCCAGAAGCACAGCAGACACACGCTCCTTCTTGGTCTTGGTACTGAAGTACTTGCACACAAGCTTGAACGCCTTGTCAGGGTCTTTGGTTACCATGCCGCCTTTTCGGGTACGTGCCTTGTCGATACGGTGGTTCTTTATTTCAAACTTACCGTCGTACATACGAACCGTGCCAAGATACTCCGTCCCGTTAAGGATACGAAAGAAGCCGCCATGGTACGGTTGAACGCACTGCCACTTAGGGAACTTGGACAACAGCCGCTCGGCAAAACTACGTTTTGGCCCGCTAAGCCACCAGTGATGGGCTTTCTCGTCCTTTAGGTAGTTCTCCGATATAAGCCGGGGGTTCTCGGGGTCAGGGGTGTACTTGTAGTGGGTGTGGTCGAATACTTTGGTCATGGTTGCTCCTACCAGCGATTTGGTCATGGTTGCTCCTACCAGCGATACTGTTTCAGGATGTCATCAACCTGCTGCTTAACGTCAGCACGGCTGTCGGGGTTCTCACGGATTACTTCGATATCCGCACTGGCGATGACACGCTCCAAGCTACGCCGTGCCTGCTCCAGCTCGGGGTCACCTGTTATGTTGAGATGTGTAAGAACACCGCACAGCTCCACTGCATTGTCGATCAAGCTGTCGTGGTAGCGCCTCTTGACATCAATGTTGTCCACATCAGTAAGCTTCTCGCTTATACCCAGCAGCGTCTTGTGCAGTCGATCCCACGGATCCTTCATGGCCTCGGCCAAGCGGTCCTTGAAGCTGTCCTCATAGCCACGCTTCACCTCGTCCAGCTCCTGCGCTGGCAGGTCCAAGCGGAAGTCACCGCTCTCAGGCACCGGGGCAAATACCATGCGGAACCCGAACTTGCTATGCACTTCGTTGGCAGATGGGTAGTCAGCCGCATCGAACAAGTCGCCCAAGTAGTTGTGCGAAGTTTGAACAAGTGCAGGGTAGTCCTGAACGAACTGGTCAACCATCCTGTGGAAGGCGTCCCGGCGCGTGTTGGCTTCCTGCTTGTAGTCTAGGAACAAGCTGGTCGGGAGCAGACGCGGTCCCTTATCAGCCCACGGCAAGGTCTTGATGTTGTGCCACAACCGGCAAGCCGCAGCATGGTCGGCAATCTCCTTTCGCTGGTGAGTACCAGCCATCAGGTTCTTACGGACTTGCGCTGCGTTCTTCACGGCGTGGGCGTTGTTAGTCACGCTGTCGGTAGCACCTTTGTCCAGCTTGTTAGCAGTCCAGACAGAGATGTTCAGTTCAACCAGCATAGAAGATGATGTAATGCTCATGGTGTTGGTCCTTTTGTTTTGTTACTTCGCGGGTTTCCCGGCAGCTTTTGCTACCCGGTAGTGATGGTCTGTGACGAGCTTGATCTCTGTTATTGATTCAGCCTCCTCTTCATAAACGTGGTATGTGTAGCTGCTTGTCTTGTCGTCACTCCCTTTGTTGTACTTGCTTTCGTAACGCTCCATGCTGTTAAGCAGCTCGGCAAATTGCAGAGCCTGTGCTGGCTCCATGACGTATTCCTTGTACCCAAACCGAACGATTGCTTTGGTCATTGGGTTACTCCTCCATATGAATTGTCGTACCCACCGGGGCCACGATCTTGCGGTTACCAACAACCACCCACAGGACGGGTGCGTTCCAATCGTTACCCCACGCATTGCCTACTTCTCCGTCAGTTAGAATGATGATGCACTGAGGCTTGATGCTGTGGTTGTTGATGTAGTTCATCACACACCTAGGATCAGTCCCACCACCACCGCGCGGCTTGGTGCTCTGTACCAGACTGTCCATGTTACTCGCGTCATACTCTTCATGCCCCGCAACAGCGGTGTCCCAGTACATTAGGTGCAGCTTCTCAGGGTGCACCTCGTCAGCAATGGCCTTCACCTCGGATAAAAACTTAGTAACCACAGCACCGCTAATAGAACCGGACATATCAGCGCCTACTACGATCTCACCAACGCTCTCGCTAATCATGGAAGGGAAGTAGATATCGTCACCGACGAACCGCTTGTTCACCCTGTTCCACGATGAGTCGTCCATCCCCGTGCAGACAGACTGAATGAACTCACGCAGCACCTCGCGCCAGTCCACCTTGGGTGCCAGCAGTTCACCGAACAGGCGCTCCAAATCACCCGCAGCGTTACCAGCCATCAGACCTTGACGCAGCGTGCGTTCGATCTCCTCACCTAGTTTCTTCTGCTCCTCCTCGGGGATGTCAGAAGCGCCTTCCCAGTCGTGGTCGTCGAAGCCTTCTTCGTCACCACCCCCGCCGCCGTCCTCTTCTTTCTCCTTCATGAGAATGTCGAACACCTGCTTCTCGCTCATACCGTCGAAGCGCGGGTCGTACAGACCGATCAGCTGGCCGTTCTCATCGCGCGGCATGGCTATGACCGTTTCATTGGGGTCCATCTTCACGAGGATACCGTTGATGACGTAGTCACAAGCTTGGTTGCACACCTGCTTGTCTATGTCCCACAGTCTGCGGTAGGTCGTCAGATGCCTGAGCGCCTTGTGCATAGTCTCATGCAAGCGAACGAACGCCACCTCCTTGCGCTGAAGCTTGGCAACGAAGCCCCGGCCATACATTTCGTCCCGCCCGTTGGTATAGGCAGTTGGGCAGGTGTCGCTAACCTGTATCTTGCCCATCATCATCACACCACCAAGCGCACGGAACTTGGGGTCACGCATGATAGCGACGCTAGCGGCTTGTAGTTTGCGTTCCGCTGTCTGTTCTTCTTGTCTGAGTATCGGTTGCATTACGTTGCTCCTTGTTGATTTGTGACTTGTCACTATTTTAGTTGGTCAGTCTCTTGGGAAACCCCAGAACAGGACTAGGGCGAAGAAAACTACGGCTAGTATGATGTAGCCCTGCATCACAGCAGGTCCTGATTTTCACGCAGCCAGTTGGCGAAGGTCGCGTTGGAACACACGATGGGCCGCTTGATCGGGTCACGTGCGGCGTTGATGGTAAAGCAAGCTTGCCACACTAGGCTCAGTCGTTGGATGTATGTCATCAGCGGCGTTGCGTTGTTCTTATCCAGCGCAGCGATAGCGCTGAATACCATTACGGCACACGCACCGGGCGTTGTGGGCAACGGCGCACCTTTGGGATCACGCAGGATTACTTCGCGCGGCGGCAGTTCGTCCTGATAGGCAACGAACGCTTCGATAGACTTGCCCGCAGCTTCACCAACACACCCGGCCAGTGCCACAGTCAGCGCGTTGGTAGAGTAACCCTCGCGGTTCCTAACGATACCGCTCGCCCGTTCCAGAGAACGACCAGACACGAAGGCACGCTGCTGGAACTTGGGGTTGAAGATGTACGGGTTGCTGTCTTGGTCGCCGTCCAGATAGGATGCCATGCAGTGAGAGTTCTCTTTGACCCAAGCCATCAGCACCGGTTCGATACCCGCTGGGATTGCAAAGTTCTTGATCCACTCATCAGCGGTAGACTTACGGACACGGACACGGATCACACGGTTGCCAGTGTGCGCCTTCATCACGTCACCCAGACCGTTGCCCGACAGGTTGCCTGTAAGCGTCAAGATGCTACCCTTGGGCAGGAACCGATCACCCACGCGCCTGTCACTACTCTCCAGCATGGTGTGCAGCATGGTCTGCACGGGACCGGGTGCCTTGGTGAACTCGTCAAGCATGTAGAACACGGGCTTGCCGGTGTGCAGCTTCAGCACTTCCATCGGAAAGAACTGCGCGATGCCCTTGTCACGGTCCACGCCGGGATAACCCACGCCGCTGAAGTCGGTGGCCGCACAGTCTAGGTAGCAGTACTCATACGTGTCACCCAGTATGGCTTTCATCCGCTTCTTCAGGCTGGTCTTGCCCATACCCGGCTCGCCTTCAAGGAAGAAGCACAGGTCGCGGTTGTTAAGGATAAGCTGCTCGGCTTCTTCGAGCGATACGCAAAGGTCATAGTTAAGGGTTGTCGTGCTCATGGTGTTGCTCTCTTTCTGTTTAGTGACAAGTCACTAATTGGTTGGTTGTGGTTATCACCCCTGTTTGCCGGGGTAGTCTTTTCATTGTACGTACTGTAGCACACTTACTTTACATTGTCAAGAGGTTACTGATACGCCTTCCATACCCACGCATACGGGTCTTTGACGATCTCGCCGCTGGTCACCGTGGTTTTTGTAAGCAGCTCGTCCTTGTGGGTCTTGATGATCGTTCGCTTCAGCGCGGTGGACATGACATTCTCTAGGTCAAGACCGGCGATGGGGCTGTAGTTAGGGTTATGGTGATTAACAAAGAACCGCCAGTATGTATCTCTGGTAGTGAGGGAGTAGTTATACATAAGCACCTTGGACAATTCGAACGCAGCCTCCGGTTCAGGTGCGAACACACCGCCCTTGTAGTTGTCCGGGTTAGTCAGCGCGTCCAGCGCGTGCCGTTGCTCCATGCTCTGCCCGCGCCAAGCGTCTACCTTGGCTAGGCCAAGCAGGTAGTTGTAGTAGTTTTTGAATTGTTTGAGTTTCGCGTTTAGTTCCTTTCTCTTTAGTGTGTGCGTCTCAGGATACACGGGGTCGATGATCTTGGGGTTGCAGTAATAGTCCCCGGCTTGTAGCTGCATCCCGTTCTTGAACCGATACCATTTCGCATCATGGTCCTTCACCCATGTGCGGCTGTGCTGTTTGTGTGTGTCCACGCCAGTAACCGCACGGATCGCACCACGGGTGGACTGCGAAAACCATATGCCCATGTCGAGGGTGATCTTGTTGTCTTGATGGTATGTGATGATGTCGGTCCTGTGCAGCCTCACTATGACCGATCCTTCGTGGTTTTTTCTTATATTGAAGTGCTGCTTGCGGCGCTCGGCCATGGGTCGGCAGTTGGAGTTGCGTATCGGGGTGATGCTGTCGTGGTGGGCCAAGGCACCTGCGTAGTTGTGCAGATACTTGGTGTTGCGTGTGTCTAAACTGAAAGACATTGTGTGGTACTCCTTCTTTGCTAGGTGTTTGCTTTGTGACTTGTCACTAAGTTGGTCGGGTTACTTCCACTTGGTACGGCGGTGCTTCTTCCAAGACTTGGCGTTCACATCGGTGCGTGCCTTGTCGTCCCACAAGGTAGGAAGCTGGCGGGGGGAGCGTTTACTACGCCTCTTCACCTCGGGTGCCATGAACCACGCAGCCATCTCCTGTTTGGTATGCGGGTGCTTAAGCCATGCCATTAGAAATCACTCTCCACTTCTTCCATCACATTCAGGTCCACGATGTGCCACCAGCCACGGCGTTGTTTGGCAGCTGCTTCCTTGGCTTCATGCAGGGTAGGGTAAGACCCCAAAAGGTCGCTCCATCCACCACCGGGGTAGTACTCCTCACCCGCAAACACTAAAAACATATTCATATCTCGCTCCTCTTGGGGTTGAGCTGCTTCAGTTCTTGCAGGTTCGTTACTAGGTGGTAGTTAGACTTGTGTCCGGGGGCCACGGTGAAGACCCTCTGCCTAGCAGTCCAGTCCCCGCACTCAAGGCATAGTTCGAAGCCTATGTCCCATCGGCCAGCCGGGATGGTCCCGCCGCACTTGCATTCATGTCTCATCGTTGGTTCCCTTCAGTATCTTGCGCATGGCGGCATAGGTTTCGTGCGTCTTTTCGTGCCGGATGATGAAGTCTTGGTCCTTCTGCGTCAGTTCGGGGTTGCTTTCGAGCAACCTATGCAGGGTGGCCTTGATCTTGTCAGATACGGGCGTGGTGTACTCGTCCTGCATCACCCAGTCCTGCCATTCCTGCTTCGTCGGTTTCTTGGTCATTTGTCGTTCTCCAGTGTTGGGTTGGTTAGAAGTATGCGCTGTCGTCGTAGGTGTAGGGGTTGACGGGCTGCGTCTCGGTTGCATCAGCGAAGATAACCATGTCGCCTTCTGCTACTTCAGCTACAGCCCGGTAGTCCCAGAACCTATGGATAAAATCAGGTCGCCAGACCTTGCGGGCATTGTTGAACCGCTCGTCCTTGAACCCAACGAAGTGAACCGCCATCACACCCTCACCGCGATGATCTTGTCTGCGCCTACGCCGAAATACCTAGCGGCCTTCTCGCGGGCAGCGAAGCGACCATCGGCACGGACCCGTTTGGTGCGGCTTCCGTAGTGGCAGGTGAAAAGGAGTGGTTGGGGGTTGTAGATGGTCTTGGCCTTGTACGGTGTGTAGTACATGTAGGTGTAGAGTTCGTGAGCGTGGTTCGACATTGGTTTGGTCTTTCTCTTGTTTAGTGACTTGTCACTAATGGGGTTTGTGGGTTGGGTTAGCAGTGGGCGCTTATGGATGCCTTGGGCCATGCGATACAGGCGGCAAGGTACTTCTCGACGAAATCAACTAGGGTCACGTAGTCACCCCCGCCATTAGGCGCATCGAACGCACGGAACTTGTCCGGGTCAGACTTGAGCAGCTCCAGTCCCGCCTTCAGCGGCTCGATTAACTGCTTGGCCTCGATGAAATCCAGTTCTTCAGGGCGCCAGATGACTTGGTACAGGCCCGCAGCATCAGCCATCTTGTTCAGGTTGTGCGTGATGTTGGCACTGAATACGTCCGTGATAACTCTGGCGGTCAGGTAGATGTCTAGGCTCATGGTGTTGATCCTTTTCTGGTAGGGGTTAGTGGGTTGCGCGGTAGCCAGCTGCACCAAAGGATGCAACGGACAGGAACAAGAGGATGACGGCTTCGGTGGACTGCTGAAGGTCCATGAACAGCAGCGCCATAACAAAGCAGAACACGGCGAAGGCGGTGAACAACATGGCGTCTACGAACTGGGTCATTGGTTTGGTCTTTCTCTTGTTTAGTGACTTGTCACTAAGTTGGCTGGGTTGTCTGGGGGTTTTTCCCATTATGCTAAGTATAGCAGAGTATGTAGTAAATGTCAAGGGGTTTCTGGGGAAGGATTAGTGACAAGTCACAAAACCCGGTGGCCCAATGTTCAAATGTTAGAATGTTAGAAGAGCGGTGGGGCGTTTTGGGAGGTCGGGGTGAAAAAGTAGGGGGCCTAATGTTAGAATGTTAGAAACGAAAAACGGTTTTGAACAATCGTTTGAACAACCTATGGCCCTGTAAGTAAAGGAAAAAAAGTCGAGTTTTTGGACAAAGTTATAATGTTATAGATTTTTATTGATTTTATTGGTTGGGGGGTTTTTTTGAAAAAATGGGGGCGCTGCGCACTTGCGGATTAGCCCGGACCCCCAAATCCCCAAATGACCATTTGGCTCTCTAACATTCTAACATGGTGAACAGTGCAGCAATATCAAGCACTTAGTTTGAACATTGTCCAAGTGGCTTTTGAACATTCTAACATTGTGACTTGTCACTGAAAAGCCGCCGTTGCTCCTAGCCCTAAAAAGCCGCTGTTGCTCCTAAGGCTACCCCCTATGACCGTTCTTAAAAAAATGACAGTTCCCAATGACCGTTTTTTTGGCAAAAAAAACCCCGTGCCTTTCGGCACAGGGTCAAAGTCACTGGGTGGAAGGGAGGGGCTGGCGCAAGCCAGCCCCAGTAGGATCAACCGACCATCGCGCCGTTCACTTTGGGCGAGGTGTTGCTGTTGGCTTTGGCGGATTTGGCGATTTCCTTAGCGCGTTTCGCCGCTTCCCGTTCTGCCTTTTCGTCCGCTTTGGCTTCCATGCGGTTGAGCGTGTCGGCATAGATAGCCGTCCGGGTTTCACTGGGGATCAATCCCGCGCCGGTGGCGAATACTTCCTCGGCCTTTTCCCAAATAGTTTCCGAAACGCGCCCAGTGATTTCCGTCGAAAGGGTCGCCAGTTTGTTGAAGCACGCGACAATGGCGGAATGCATTTCAGCATCGTAATCCTTCTCGAAAGCCAGTGCCCGCGCCTTGTCCAAAATGCGCTGACGGATTTTCTTAACATTGTTTTCCTTGAACCCGGCACCAGTGAAAGCGGTATTGAATGCCGCGATATCCGCGCCGACCTCCTTAAACTTACTCTGCAACGTCCAACGCGATTGGCCGACGGGGATCGAAAGCCAGTCTCCAGCCTTGATGGGGTGACGCTTCAACAAGGCAACCGCCATGTTATGTTGGATGGTTCCCATTTTCTTCTGATAGGGCTTCTTCTTTTCGCCCAATTCCTTGTCAGCATCACTGGCGACCTTGAAATCAGCGGACCCAATGGACAAGAGCGAAGCAAAAGCGGGGTTGGACAAGGCGGAAACCGCCTTAAAATCCAGTTCGTTCCACGTGCCGTCAGCGGCGCGGCCCGTGAAGGATGACAGGTCGGTGAGGGTGTTGGCGGTATTGGTTTCGGTCTTGCTGGTCTTGCTGGTCTTGCTGGCCTTGCTGGCCTTGCTGGTCTTGCTGGTCTTGCTGGTCTTGCTGGTCTTATTCATTTTCTAGTTCCCTTTAAAAACCGTTGGGAAAATCCCCATCGGTTCGTTGAGTGTAGCGAAGTACACGCAAGATGCAAGGGCCTTACGAAACTGGGAATTGACTGGGGTTAGCTGGGTTTTTTCCGGGGTGGATTTAGTGACGTGTCACTATTTGGGCCGCTTTGTCGTGCGAACCGCATGGGGCATGGAAGCACGTTTTCGCCCCAGTCAGACCCTACCGGCCCCCTATCCCTCACTTTATATATGTGACGGCGGGACTCCCTATACATATTAATATGCTCAACCAATACCGCGTTTTCACAGCAGACCCCCCCTATGTAATTTTATTTCAACACCCCCCGGGGGGTATATTTTTTCAAAAAGTTTTTGCTTGGGTTTACTTCGCAACTTGTTTCTCCTACTACTTCATTAACTGAGGCCCCAAACGGCGTGCAGACACCATATTTATGCCTATAGTCCACGTAGAGCCTACCGACGAACACCCGGTTCCCTACGATACTTCGCCAGAGGTATCCCCGACTTTCCTTGAGGAAATGGCGGTAGCAGGAGCAACTGCGGAACTTCAGGTTGATCTTGGTGCTTCACTAGAGCTGGACCCGGCTGACGCGGCACGGCAGGAAAGCCTGCTAAAGGCCGTTATAAGCAAGCAAAAATCCAAGAACCTTACTAATGTGAACACGGCATTCGCAGCCGCTGCATTCCTCAAAACCTACGGCCAACAGCTGGCACTAGACGCAGCCAGCGCACGTGCTGCTATTACAAACAAGCTCATGGAGATCGCCAACTGCGGTGACCCTAAGTTTGAACTTAAGGCTCTGGAACTGCTGGGTAAGCACTCGGATATTGGAATCTTTACCGAGCGCAGCGAAATCACCATCAACTACAAGAACCCCGAGGACCTTGAGAATGCCATCAAGGAACGGGTCAAGCGCCTGCTTAACGCTGACATTATAGATATCACCCCGCTGAACAATGACCTCGACGATGAGCTTGGGGTAGCTAGCGCGAACGAGACGGGTACTGAGGAAGACGAAGAAGGGGAAACCCCCTGACCGACCTGCTCGACAACATCTCACTTAAAGACATCCCGACCATACTCTCAGCCCTGTCCATACCAGAGCAGGAGAAGCTCCTAGCTGAGCTGGATCACCTAGAGTCCCTGAAGAAACAGAAGCTAGCCAAGAACAAATTCTTGGCCTTCGTGGCCCAGATGTGGCCGTCATTCATCGGGGGTAGGCACCATGCCCGCATGGCCGATGCCTTTGAACGGGTAGCCAAGGGTGAGTGCAAGCGGCTCATTATCAATATGCCACCCCGGCATACTAAGTCCGAGTTCGCCAGTTATCTGCTGCCAGCTTGGTTCCTAGGCAAGGAACCGGGCAAGAAGGTCATCCAGACCTCCCATACGGCTGAGTTGGCCGTGGGCTTCGGGCGCAAAGTGCGTAACTTAGTAGATACAGAGGCATACCATAAGATTTTCCCGGACTTAGTCTTGCAGGCAGACTCCAAGGCGGCTGGCCGGTGGAACACCAGCAAGGGTGGTGACTACTTCGCCATCGGTGTTGGGGGTGCGGTGACTGGTAAAGGTGCCGACCTGCTCATTATCGACGACCCGCACAGTGAACAGGAAGCGGCAATCGCGGAAACCAGCCCGGAAGTCTACGATAAGGTCTACGAATGGTACACTTCGGGACCCCGGCAGCGACTCCAGCCCGGTGGTGCCATCGTCATAGTGATGACGCGGTGGTCTAAACGTGACTTGACGGGGCAAGTAGTCAAGGCGGCGCTCCAACGGGGCGGTGAAGAGTGGGAAGTCATTGAATTTCCGGCGCTTTTGCCCTCCGGTAACCCCCTCTGGCCTGAATTTTGGTCACTTGAGGAGCTTACGGCCCTAAAAGAAGAGCTTCCGAACCCAAAATGGATGGCTCAGTACCAGCAGAACCCCACTAGTGAGACTTCGGCCATCGTTAAGCGGGACTGGTGGATGATTTGGGAGTCCGAAGTGCCCCCCAAGTGCACTTTTACCCTAATGGCGTGGGATACGGCGTTTGAGAAGAGCCAGCGTGCCGACTATTCGGCCCTAACCACGTGGGGGGTGTTCTACCAAGCCGATGCGACGGGTAAGGAGCAGGCAAACATCATACTTCTTAATGCCTTCCGGGAAAGAATGGAGTTTCCCCAGCTAAAACAGGTGGCGGTGGACCAGTACAAGTCGTGGAAGCCCGACAGTATCATCATCGAGAAGAAGGCCAGCGGTGCCCCACTTATATATGAGATGCGGGCCATGGGCATCCCGGTGCAGGAGTTCACACCAAGCAAGGGTAATGATAAGATCAGCCGACTGAACGCAGTTAGTGACTTATTTGCTAGTGGTAGAGTATGGTGTCCCAACACCCACTGGGCTGAAGAGGTGGTTAACGAAGTCGCTGAGTTCCCTGCGGGTGAGCACGACGACTATGTTGACTCGGTTTCTTTGGCCCTGATGCGGTTCCGCAGGGGTGGCTACGTGGGTTCCGATTTGGACGAGAAAGAAGAGCCCAAGATGTTTAAGTCAAACCGGGGTAAGGGATACTACTGATGGCTGGGAAGAAGGGGTTGGCTGAGATTATTCCGCAGGACAACAAGTACGACTACCTTAACATTCTGCCTGTTCGGATAAACAAAAAAACCGGCGCTAAAGAGTTAGCGGTTCCCAGCCTTTTGTCTGGTGCGGTTAATTCTATCTATGACGCCATCACCTTGCCCGGGGATGTCTACTCTGGGGAGCGCGAAGCAACCCCCGAAAATACTTTGAACGCCGCCATGAACATGGTGGGCGTAGGTTCTGTTATACCCCGCAGAGTAGGCGAGATGCAGGCAGTAAGGGAAGCACAACGTTTTTTACACCGTCCAGAAATAGAAGAGTTTTTGCAAAAATATAAAAACACCGCACCACTTCCGGATGATCCTAACCTACAGAACTTCTACAAAGGAAGTGCTGCGCCGCCCGTAATGTATCATGGGACAAATCAATTAAAAGTAGCAGACCAAAAAGCCGTAGTACCTGATAGTGGTATGTGGCGTCCTATTCCAGAACAAGAGCGTGGTAGTGTGACTATAGATAAATTTACAGGTACTCGCGGGAACCCTGATGCGCCTGTAGCTGGGTTTGCGGCTTTCGATCCATCTTTTGCGAAAATATTTGCTGATATGGGGGTCGGGGAGGGTCAAAATATATACCCTCTACGTGTTCGTGCTACTAGTTTGTTTGATATTGCCAACCCAAAGCACCGCAAACTAGTTAAAGTTAAAAAAAATCCATCTAAAGTAAAAGAATTAAAAAACGTTGGTGGTTTGCGTAGTCATTTAGATGAATACCCATGGGATTGGCACGACATAGAATATAACACTAGTAATATAAAGAACGCCGGGTTTGACTCCTATCTGGATTATGAAAGCAACGCGCTAAAGAATCCTCCCACAGGTATCGCTGTGTTCGATCCGGGTCAATTTAAATCACAATTTGCCACTAAGTTTGATTACACAGACCCGCTTCTTGGGAACGCCAAAGGCGGCGCAATAACCATCGACGACGGTAATCCGGCGAAAAGAAGAAAGTTAATATAATGGCTATCGACAAAGCAGTGAACCAAGCCCCGCTGGGTCTCACCGGTCTAAACGAAGAAGACCTTGGACCCGATATCGAAATCGAGATCGAAGACCCGGAGAGTGTCAAGATCAAGACCGGGGACATGGAGATCGAACTTGAACCCGGTGATGCGGAAGACGACGAGTTCAACGCTAACCTTGCCGAAGAAATGAACGAGAAGGAACTGACTAGCCTAGTAGGTGATCTACTGAGCGAGTTTGACGAAGATATTAGCGCCCGTAAGGACTGGATTCAGACCTACGTGGACGGCCTTGAGTTGCTTGGTTTGAAGGTCGAAGACCGCACCGAGCCGTGGCCGGGAGCGTGTGGTGTCTACCACCCTCTGCTATCCGAAGCACTGGTCAAGTTCCAAGCCGAGACCATGATGAGTACGTTCCCCGCCGCTGGTCCGGTCAAGACGCAGATTATTGGTAAGGAGACCACGGAGAAGAAAGAAGCTTCGGTTCGTGTCGCTGCTGACATGAACTACCAGTTGACCGACGTGATGGCTGAGTACCGCCCCGAACACGAGCGGATGCTGTGGGGCTTGGGTCTGTCGGGTAACGCCTTCAAGAAGGTCTACTACGATCCGAGCCTTTCTAGGCAGGTGTCGATGTACGTGCCCGCCGAGGATGTCGTCGTTCCGTATGGTGCCAGTAATCTCCAGTCTGCTGAACGTGTCACGCACGTCATGCGCAAGACACCCAACGAGATCAAGAAGCTACAGGCTGCTGGCTTCTATCGGGATGAGGACCTTGGTGAGCCGAACAGCACGTTTGACGAAGTCGAGAAGAAGATCGCGGAGAAGATGGGCTTCCGGGCTTCGTACGATGAGCGCTTCAAGATTCTTGAGATGCACGTTGACGTTGACCTGCCCGGGTTTGAAGACAAGGACGACGACGGCAAAGAGACAGGCATCGCCCTGCCCTACGTCATTACGATTGAGAAGGGCACAGAAACCGTTTTAGCTATCAGAAGGAATTGGCATTCAGATGATAAAAGCAAGCGCAAGCGCAATCATTTTGTTCACTACTCTTATATTCCGGGTTTTGGCTTCTACGCTTTTGGCCTTATTCATCTCATTGGCGCTTTTGCTAAGTCTGGCACTAGTATCATTCGTCAGCTTGTTGATGCTGGTACCCTGTCAAACCTACCGGGTGGTTTCAAGACTCGCGGACTTCGTGTCAAAGGAGACGACACGCCTATTGCACCGGCTGAGTTCCGGGACGTAGACGTTTCGTCTGGTACGATCAAAGACAACATCATGACGCTCCCGTACAAGGAGCCGTCTCAGGTCCTCTACACGCTACTTGGTACCATCGTTGATGAAGGTCGCCGCTTCGCTGGCGCTGCTGATTTGCAGGTTAGCGACATGTCCGCCAACAGCCCGGTGGGTACGACGTTGGCTATTCTTGAACGAACCTTGAAGGTGATGTCGGCTGTGCAGGCCCGCATTCACTACTCCATGAAGCAGGAGTTCATCCTGCTGCGGGACATCATCCGCGACTACACCCCCGAGTCCTACGACTACGAACCCGAAGATGGCACGCCGCGTGCCAAAAGGGGCGACTACGATCTCGTCACTGTAATCCCGGTGTCCGACCCCAACGCTGCCACCATGGCGCAGAAGGTTGTCCAGTATCAGGCAGTGATGCAGTTGGCGCAGGGTGCGCCGCAGCTGTACGACATGCCCTACCTGCACCGGGAGATGCTCGAAGTCTTGGGCATTCAGAACGCTAATAAGCTTGTCAAACTGGACGACGACCAGAAGCCTGTGGACCCAGTCAGTGAGAATATGTCGGTCCTGAAGGGCAAACCCATGAAGGCGTTCATTTATCAGGACCACAAGGCCCATATTACCGTCCACCAGACCATGATGCAGGACCCCAAGATCGCACAGATTATTGGGCAGAACCCGCAGGCGCAGGCGATGATGGCGGCTCTTCAGGCGCATATTTCGGAACATATGGCGTTCGAGTACCGTCAGCAGATCGAAGAGCAGGCTGGTGTCCCGTACCCGGCACCTGACGCTGAGATGGATGAGCAGACAGAGGTCCAGATTTCTCGTCTGGCTGCTGCCGCCGCACAGCAACTGCTCCAGAAGAACCAAGCTGAAGCCGCGCAGCAAAAAGCACAGCAGCTACAGCAGGACCCGCTTGTCCAGATGCAGCAGAAGGAACTTGAGATCAAGGGACACGAAACCGAGATCAAGCGCCAGAAGCTGCTTGTTGATGGCGCAACCGCCAAGGACAAACTGGACCTCGAACGCGAACGTCTCGCCGTTCAGGAACGAATCGCTGGCATGAATGTCGGTGCAAAGATCGCCACGGATAAGGCCAACCTGTCTGCCAAACAGCAGGAAGCCAAACTCCGTATAGGCGTCGATATCGCTAGGGAGATGGCTCAGGAAGCCCGAACCACAGCGCAAGGAAGTAAACCAGAGGAGACTGAATGAGGGACGACATACTGAAATATCTTTCAGACAAACTAAGAGACGAACGCCTAGTGCTGTCCGAAGACATGTCCATGGGTAAAGCCAAGGACTTCGGAGACTACAAGTACGCCTGCGGGATTATCCGTGGGCTGCTCCTTGCAAACAACATGCTAATCGAAACCGCAGAAAGGTTGGAAAATTCAGATGACTGAACTTCTCGTCGGCTCAAACCCCGACAATTTGGAAGACACTACCGTACTACCCGATACTCCTGAACTTAAGGCCAAGCAGCTACCAGACCCGTCTGGGTACCGTATTCTGTGCGCTATCCCCGAAGTGGACAAGAAGTTCGATAGCGGCATCCTTAAGGCCGATATCACCGTTCACCATGAAGAGCTCCTCACCACAGTCCTGTTTGTCCTGAAAATGGGCCCTGACTGTTACAAAGATGCAACACGTTTCCCCAGTGGCCCTTGGTGCAAGGAGGGCGACTTTATCCTTGTGCGCCCCCATTCCGGCACCCGGGTGAAAATCCACGGGCGTGAGTTCAGGATCATTAACGACGATTCCGTGGAGGGCATTGTTGAAGACCCTCGCGGCATCAGCAGAGCCTAGGAGGCACAAGTGGCTGATAATACTAAGAAAAAGGACGATATCCAAGACCTAGAAATAGAGATCGAAGGCGCGGAGAAGCCTGAAATCGAAGTTGAGGATGACACTCCAGTAGAAGACCGGGGTAAGACCCCGATGCCCAAGGCTCTGGTTGATGAGCTGGAAGCCGACGAGCTGGAGGAATACTCCGACAAGGTCAAGACCCGACTCAAGCAGATGAAGAAGGTCTGGCACGATGAGCGTCGGGAAAAGGAAGCTGCTGTCCGCGAACAGCAGGAGGCCATTAACTTAGCCCGCCGCGTCGTTGATGAGAACCGCCGCCTAAAGAACAGCCTGTCTCAGGGTGAGCAGATGCTGGTCGATACCTCCAAGAACTCTGCGGAAATGGAGATGACTGCGGCACGGAAAGCCTACAAGGAAGCCTACGAAGCCGGGGACTCGGACAAGGTTGTCGAAGCTCAGGAAAAGATGACAGACGCTAACTACCGCCTGCATCAGCTAAAAAACTATAGGTCTACTTTACAAGCTCCAGAACCTGAGGTAGAAATTGCTCAGGACGTGGCCCAAGCTCCGCGTCTCGACCCTAAGACTACTGCGTGGCAAGAGCGCAATACGTGGTGGGGAACAGACGTGGAGATGACATCCCTTGCTTTGGGATACCATCAGAAACTCGAAAAACAGTACGGCAAAGAATATGTTGGTACTGACGAGTATTGGCGCAACGTCGATGACACGATGCGCCGCCGCTTTCCAGAGTATTTTGGGGAGCAGGAACAACCGGCTAACGGGGGCGGCAAGCCCGTTACGCGCACCGAAACCAAGCCAGCCACAGTAGTTGCTTCGGCCTCTCGCAGTACGTCCTCCAAAAAGATCGTACTGAAACAATCGCAAGTTCTACTTGCGAAGAAGTTAGGTTTAACCCCCGAGCAGTACGCCCGGGAACTGAGAAAGTTGGAGAACTAAAATGGCTGAGACTAGACTTGCACGCGAACTTGAAAACCGTACCCAGTCCGAGCGTCCCAAATCATGGCAGCCAGCTTCGGCCCTGCCTGAACCGGACAAACAGCCCGGATATTCGTACCGGTGGATTCGTGTTTCGAACTTGAATGTAGCCGACCCGAGCAATGTGTCTGCGAAGATGCGCGAAGGTTGGGAACCAGTAAAGTCCGAAGAACAGCCCAAGTTCCACATGATGGTGGACCCCAATAGTCGTTTTAAGAACAACATTGAGGTCGGTGGGTTGTTGCTCTGCAAGATTCCCGAGGAGTTCATGGCTCAACGCAGCGAATACTTCGCTAAGAAGAACCGAGACCAAATCGAGTCGGTAGACAATAACTTTATGCGCGAGAACAATCCGAAGATGCCCCTTTTTAGTGAAAGGAAGTCTTCGTCCTCGTTTGGCAAAGGCAAATAACTAGGAGAAACTAATGGCATACCCTTCTGTCACAGCCCCGTATGGGCTTCTTCCGATCAATCTGATTGGCGGGCAGGTTTTTGCAGGCGCGACGCGCCAGATTCCGATTGCTTCCAACTCCGCGACGGCCATCTTTTATGGTGACGTTGTGAAGCTGGCGAACACCGGACTTCTGGTTCAGGACACCGGCACTGACGCTGCTACCCCTGTTGGCGTTCTTCTCGGCTGCTCCTATACGGACCCAGTCTTCGGAAAGACGTTCCGTCAGTACTATCCCGGCGCTGTTTATGCTTCGGACATCGTTGCCTTCGTGGCGGATGACCCGGATCAGTTGTTCAAGGTTGCGGTAGTGTCTGCCACCACCACGATTGGCTATGTCAATCGCAGTAACGTTGGCAACAACGCCCTGCTGGTTCAGAACGTTGGCTCCACGATCACTGGTAACTCTGCGGTGGCTATTCTGGCTACCACGGCTACCACCAACACGTACCCCATTCGCATCATCGACGTGGTCCCGGAAACCGCCATCGCGGGCTATCCCGGTTCTTACACCGAAGTGATTGTGAAGTGGAATGCGCCGACAACCGGCGCTGTTGGCGGGCACCAGTATACCCAGCCTACCGGCGTTTAAGGAGAACATGACAAATGGCTATTTCACGCGCACAACTTCTTAAGGAACTCCTTCCCGGCCTGAACGCTCTGTTCGGTCTGGAATATGCTCGTTACGGCGAAGAGCATAAGGAAATCTTTGAGACCGAAACTTCGGAACGCTCGTTCGAAGAAGAAACCAAGCTGTCCGGTTTTTCGGCTGCTCCGGTTAAGAACGAAGGCTCTGCCATTGCTTATGACAATGCGCAGGAAGTCTTCACTGCCCGCTACAACCACGAGACGATTGCTCTTGGGTTTTCGCTGACGGAAGAAGCCATCGAGGACAACCTCTATGACTCTCTGTCTTCGCGTTACACCAAGGCTCTGGCTCGTGCCATGGCGTATACCAAGCAGACCAAGGCGGCTGCGATTCTGAACAACGGCTTTAGCTCGTCCTATCTGGGCGGCGACGGTCAGCCTCTGTTCAGCGCTTCGCATCCGCTGGTTTCCGGTGGTACCAACTCCAACATTCCGCCCACCCCTGCCGACCTGAATGAAACCAGCCTCGAAGCTGCCGTAATTCAGATCGCGGCTTGGACGGATGAACGCGGCCTGCTCATCGCAGCTAAGCCCCGTAAGTTGGTTGTCCCGCCGAGCCTGATGTTCGTTTCGACCCGCTTGCTGGAGACTGAACTCCGTGTAAGCACCGCCGACAACGACATCAACGCTCTGAAGAGCAACGGTTCGATCCCGGAGGGTTACACTGTTAACCACTACCTGACCGACACCGACGCTTGGTTCCTGACCACGGACGTTCCGAATGGTTTGAAGCACTTTATCCGCGCACCGATGACGCAGTCGATGGACGGAGACTTCGATACCGGCAACGTTCGTTACAAGAGCCGCGAGCGTTATTCGTTCGGTTGGTCCGACCCGCTGGGCATGTTCGCCTCGGCTGGCGCTCCGTAAGAAGACTAGGGGGAAGGGGATAAAACCCCTTCCCTTTTTTCTAATAGACTGTATGTTTTTCCCAATCTAGGTTCCTTTACCTGTACCGACTGTCCTAGCAGACGTTGTAGAGACGGTACGGGGATGTGCTACAACACGGAGAATTTCCATGGCCCAGACTACCTTTAGCGGACCCGTTGCGTCCCAGAACGGCTTTATCGGCGGTACTTCTTCCGACCCCGTTACCGTTACTACTGCTACTAACATTTCCAGTTCTTTCGGCACGACTTCGGCCACCTCGGGCGACACCCGCCTTGTGTACGAAAAGCTGACCTTCACCTCCACCGGTTCGGGCGAAACCCTTCGTGCGTTCTCGGTTGTGACTGGCGTTGGCGCGGCGACTGGTGGCACGATCAATGGTGCCCATATCTCGATGTCGATCAACAGCCCCGGTACCATCTCCGGTGCGGGCAACGCCCTGCGTGCTACTCTGGGCATGGGCGCTCTGGCTAACCCGGGCGGCACCCTGTCGGCCCTCCAGCTCGATAGTGATCTGGCGTCTAACTGCACGGTCCCGGCGTCGGCTGCGTTCATTCGCGTGACCAACTCGGGCAGCAAGGTTCTCGCCAACATGATGAGCGTCCCGACCCCTGCTGCTGCTGGTGTGTTCCGTGCGGCGGTTGGCAGCCCCTCGGTCACCCACACCATGCCGGTGTTGAGCGCCAACGGGACGACCTACTACATCATGGTCTCGACGGTAGCTTAACGTGCAGATAACCGAAGACTTTTTGCTTTCGGAAATCAGTGACTTGGAGCGCGAAATGGAAAAGGCACAAACCTTTACCGCTAGGGCCCAAGCCACTGTAACTGCTTATAAAATGCTTATTCAGCGTCTTAATACGCCGGAAGAAGCCAAGGAGCTCGTTGATGGCAATGCAATATGATGTCAAGTCTAAGCACATGTCTGCTTCGGGTGTTGCGGTTAACTACCGTACTCGCCTAAAGGGAGCTATTGTCTCTGCTAACGCTGCGGCAGCGGCTAGAAACGCTGTTTTCGCGGATAACAGCACCCAGACGGGTACCTACGATATTCCCGGTTCTACTGTGTGTACGGTAACGATTACCGCTCATGGTCTGACTACTGGTGATAGGGTTTGGCTGAACTTCACCACGGGAAGCGGTGCGACAAACAACGTCTACGCCGTCACCGTCACCTCCCCCAACGCCTTCACGGTTACCACGGCAAGCCTGACCACAAACGGCAACGTGACGATGTACGCGACGATCCTTATGGAAGTGGATAGCTACAACTCCACTTCTTTCACCGCTTTTATCCCCGGTGAAGGTATCCTTGCCGAGAACGGTATCTACGTAGGTCTAGTCGCTAACTTAACCACAACCATATTCTACGGGTGATGCTGTGGCGGCAACTAAGGGTTACGAACTAGCGGGAAGGCGGCTCTTCATCGCTCTGCCAGCCTACGATTTCAAGGTTTCCTTGAAGTTGGCAGTGTCGTTGGCTAGCTTTGCCCAGTCCGCAGGCCAGCACGGTGTCAGTATCCAGATAGGCAGTATCTGCGGTTGCTCGGTGGTTTCCCGGGTCCGCAACCTGCTGGCTAAGGACATGCTGGAGTCCGACTGCACGGACCTGCTCTTCATTGATTCCGACATTAACTTCGAACCGGACGACGTTTTCCGGCTTATGGCTTGGGCTTCGGACCCCAAAAAGGGCATCGTCGCCGGGGTTCCCCGCACGCGCAGCGAAGACAAGGTCTATATCACCGACCTAGACTACGACGAGAACGGCCAGTTGACCATGAACGGTATGGGCCTAGTACGTGCGAAGCGGGTGGCTACTGCCTTCATGATGGTCCGCCGCGAAGTCTTCGAAGTCCTGTCTTCCAAGCACCCTGAGTGGGAATACGACGACAAGCGGTCTAACCGCCGCCTGAACGCCATGTTCGACTTCAAGGTCACCGCCGAGGGCTACATGGGGGAGGACTTCCTCTTCTGTGACCGCGTCCGGGCCGAAGGCTTCGAAGTCTGGATCGACCCTACCATCAAGCTGGGTCACATGGGCGTGCAGGAGTACAAAGGTGCTTTTGGTAACGATGTCCTCTACCCCATGATAGTCCCTGACCAGAAGGCGTCCAATGGCTAAGTCCCCGGCATGGACACGCAAAGAAGGTAAGAACCCCAAGGGCGGTCTAAACGCCAAGGGACGTGCTTCCTACAATGCTGCCAACCCCGGGAAACCCGGCCTGAAGCGCCCCCAGCCTGAAGGTGGTGCCCGCAAGAAGTCATTTTGTGCCCGGATGTCCGGGATGAAGAAGAAGCTTACCAGCGCCAAGACCGCTAACGACCCCAATAGCCGGATCAACAAAAGCCTTAGGGCGTGGGACTGCTGACGTGGAAATGATGATCTGGAACATTATTCTTAGTGCTATTGTAGCAGGCATGGGGCTTTTGCTGAAGGGCAAGTTTGACGAGCTGGCTCGTCTTGGTATCCTTATGAACAAGACCCGGGAAGAGATTGCCCGGGATCATATTACTAGAGCGGAGTACAGCCGTGATTTTGAGAAACTGGGTGACCGCTTTGATGCGGCTTTTCTACGGCTTGAAACAAAAATCGACGAAATCAACAAAAAAGGCTAAGGCCATGAAGAAGTATGCAGATGGTGGTAACGTAGCTTCTGGTACCCCTAACTACGGGTTTAACCAGATGAACCCCATGCCGGGTCAGACGATGGGCACGAATATGCCGAACCAGAACCCTGCGATGGGCACCAACCCCCCGGCGTTTAACGCTATGGGCCCCATGGCTAGCCGTCCCACCCCGTTCAAAAAGGGTGGTAAAGTCAAGGCCAAGGCCAAGAGCGCCCCGGCTAAGAGTTCAGCTTCCCGTCGTGGTGACGGTATAGCCATAAAAGGTAAGACAAAAGGAAAGATGCGCTAATGAAAAAGTCTAACAAGAAGATGGGTGCGCTTAAGGACATGATGGGTCGCGCTATGGCTGCTCGCGCTGGTCGTGGTGCAATGGCTGCTCCTGCTGCCCCGATGGGCATGGGCATGAAGAAGGGTGGCTCCGCGAAGAAGATGAACATGGGCGGAATGTACGCCAAGGGTGGTTCGTTCCGCTCTTCCACTGACGGTATTGCCACGAAGGGCAAGACTAAGGCCAAGCAGATCACCATGAAGAATGGCGGCAAGTGCTGATATGAGACCGTCCCGGGGTATGGGCATTATGTCCCCCTCTAAGATGCCCAAGGCAAAGACGATCACCCGGAAAGACAACCCGGATAAGGTCGAGATGTACGCTAAGGGCGGCAAGGTGAAGAAGTACGCTGGTGGTGATTCGGTCAAGGAAAGCTTTGACCGGATTAACGAAATCGTTACCCGCCCGCGTCCGAAGGCTGAACCGAAGAAAGAAGCCCCGATGAAGCGTCTGGGGCCTAGCGATGAGGATATCGTTGGGAATAAGCCTCTGGTCAAGGGTCCCGATGGGAAGCCGTACGTCCCTGAAAGTCGTCGTAAGGCCAAGGGTGGTACGTCAAAGGTTAACGCAGCTGGAAACTACACCAAACCGGGTATGCGTAAGTCGTTGTTTAGCTCCATCAAGTCTGGTGGTAAGGGCGGTGCACCGGGTCAGTGGTCGGCCCGCAAAGCCCAGATGCTAGCCTTGCAGTACAAGAAGAAGGGCGGCGGTTATAAGTGAGCGGGCTTGCTAAATCCCAGCAGAGCCTGAAGTCTTGGACCCAGCAAAAGTGGCGGACCAAAAGCGGTAAGCCATCGACGCAGGGACCCAAGGCGACAGGTGAACGGTACTTACCGGAGAACGCGATAAAGTCTTTGTCTTCTGCGGAATATGCAGCGACGACAAAGGCCAAGCGAACTGGTAAAGCTGCGGGTAAGCAATTCGTTAAGCAGCCAAAGAATATCGCAAACAAAACGAAAGGGTTCAGATAATGGCACTCAAACCGGTTGATCCCAGCGCTAATCCCGGACTGTCTAAGTTGCCCACGGATGTACGTAACAAAATGGGTTACATGAAAAAGGGCGGTAGGCTCAACATTGCCAAGGCCATCAAGAAGCCCGGTGCGTTGCGGGCCAGCCTTGGTGCCAAGAAGGGCGAGCCTATCGCGGCTGGTAAACTGGCTAAGGCTACTAAAGCCCCCGGTAAGCTTGGTCAGCGGGCCCGTTTTGCCAAGATGCTGAAGGGCTTCAAGAAAGGTAAGTAAGTGACCACTTCCGGTACCACAACCTTCAATCTTGACCTAAATAATCTGATTGAAGAAGCCTTTGAGCGTTGCGGTGCTGAGATGCGCACGGGTTACGACATGCGTACAGCGCGGCGTAGCCTTAACCTGTTGACAATAGAGTGGGCAAATAAGGGGATAAACCTGTGGACCATTGAACAGGGGTCCATAGCCATGACTCAGGGCACGGTTACCTACAGCCTCCCGGCAGATACCATTGATCTGCTGGACCACGTCATCCGTACCGGTACTGGCTCCAACCAGACCGACATCAATATTACCCGTATTAGCGTAGATACTTACGCTACCATCCCCAACAAGCTGACCCAAGGCCGTCCCATTCAGGTCTGGATCAATAGGCAGTCAGGGGCTACCGAGCCGACTACGGGGGTGGCCTACCCAAATATCAACGTCTGGCCTACCCCAGACCAGAGTAATTTCTACACGTTCGTCTACTGGCGGCTGCGCCGTATTCAGGACGCGGGTAACGGCGTCAATACTCAGGACATCCCGTTCCGCCTGCTCCCGGCCTTGGTGGCTGGATTGGCCTATTACCTGTCGATTAAGCTACCGGATGCCCTACCGAGGGTGCCTATGCTGAAGGCGATGTACGACGAATCATGGCAGTTGGCGGCAGACGAGGACCGAGAAAAGGCGTCCTTGAGACTTGCTCCGCGCCAGATGTTCTTCTAGGGGGCGGCTATGCCCAATAGGTTCGCCTCTGGTAAAAAAGCCATCGCCATGTGCGATAGGTGCGGCTTTCAGTACATGCTGAAGGAGCTGCGGCAGCTCGTCATTAAGACTAAGAACGTGAATATCTTGGTTTGCCCCACCTGCTGGGAACCTGACCAGCCCCAGCTCCAGCTGGGTATGTACCCCGTGGACGACCCACAGGCTCTGCGCAACCCAAGGCGGGATACCACGTACCTACAGGCTGGTTTGACCGGTTTGCAGATTTTGACGGTTAACCCCCCAAACCCCACGGCGGCTATATCTTTTGGTGACCCTTCGGGCGGTAGTCGTGTTATACAGTGGGGCTACAACCCTGTGGGGTTAAACAACCCTTTGCAGTTATCAGGTCTTACAGATAGTTTGGTAGGGCAAGGACAAATAGGCACAGTGACCATACAAATTACATAGGAGTACCAGATGGCTAAAAGCGATATTAAGCAGGATAAGGGCATGGTTAAGGCCGCTGTCCACAAGCATGAAAAGGGTATGCACCCGGGTAAGCCGCTGACGAAGCTGGCTAAGGGCGGCAAGACTAACATGCAGATGAAGACGTTGGGTCGCGGTCTCGCCAAGGTGGCAAACCAGAAGAAGGGCACGTAGATGGCTATTACTACTTACAGACAGCCGAAGCCGGTGCCAATTAACGGCAATAGTGGCTACCCGAATAACGTTGCCAACACCCAGACCCTGAAGACTCGGGGCACTGGCGCGGCGACCAAGGGTACCAATAGCAGCAAAAAGATGGGCTAATGAACTACGCCACGCTTGTCGAAACGATACAGGCTTACACTGAGAACGACTTCCCGGACACGGCGGGGTCTGGTGGTCTCACGTCTGCGGAGCAGGTAGCTACGTTTGTCGAACAGGCTGAGCAGCGCCTATACAATAATGTGCAGCTGCTTGAACTGCGTAAGAACGTGACGGGCAATGCTACGGCTGCGAACAAGTATCTGAGCGTACCGTCTGACTGGCTGGCTAACTTCTCACTTGCTGTGATCGACCCGACTAGCGGGGCGTACGAGTACCTACTGAACAAGGATGTTAACTTCATCCGCGAAGCGTTCCCGTACCCGGCGACCACTGGCAAGCCCACCCACTATGCCATGTTTGACCAGAACTCCTACATCCTCGGCCCTACGCCGGATGCAAGCTACGAAATGGAACTGCACTATTTCTACTACCCGCAGTCTATCGTGACCGCTGGTACGTCGTGGTTGGGTGACAACTTCAGTTCTGCCCTGCTCTACGGCTCTTTGCTGGAAGCTTACACCTTCATGAAAGGTGAGGCTGATGTCCTTGCTAAGTACCAAGAGCGGTATAACGAAGCGCTGGCGCAGCTCAAGGCGCTGGGTGAAGGTAAGAACCGGCAAGACATGTACCGTACAACCCAGATCAGGTACCCCGTTCGATGAGCGACATGTCCATCCTTTTTGGTGTCGAAGCTGGCAGCGTCATGGTGCAGACCACCAGCAACCGTGGGTTTACGCCTGAAGAAATTGCCGAACGTGCGCTGAACAAGATTGTCTACGTAGGTAGCCAGAGCCATCCCGCTATCCGGGATCAGGCCGAAGCTTTTAAAGACAGCATCCGCAAGGTGCTGGTGTTCTACATGCACGAGGCCATTAGGTCTAATCATGTTACTCTGGTAAATAAACTCAACAACGTAGGCCACCCAGAGTTGGCTTCAATCTTAGAAAGTTAAGGAGAATACCATGGCAATCACGCAGACAATGTGCACTAGCTTTAAAGCCGAACTTATGCTGGCCGTGCACGACTTCCGGGCTACATCCGGCGACTCTTTCAAGCTGGCGCTATATACTTCGTCGGCTACGATTGACGCCAACACCACGGCATATACGTCTTCCAACGAAGTTACCGGCACGAACTATTCGGCTGGCGGCGGCGCACTGGTTAATAGCGGTGTGACTGCGACCAACACCAATGCCTCGGCGGGTACGGGTTTCACGGACTTCAGCGACCTGACGTTCAGCACGGCCACAATCACGGCTCGCGGTGCGCTTATCTATAACACCACGCCTTCGGCTAACGGCACGGCGAACACCACGCTGACGAACGCTGCGGTGTGTGCGTTGGACTTTGGTTCGGACAAGACATCCACTGCGGGTGACTTTACCATCATTTTCCCTGCCGCCACCAACACGACGGCTATCATCAGGATTGCCTAAATGGCGTTAGTTCTCGCAGACCGCGTACAAGAGACGACTACCACAACGGGCACTGGCACGGTAACACTTGCTGGTGCCCTTACTGGCTATCAGTCTTTTGCGGTTGTAGGTGATGGTAATACGACGTACTACACGCTTACGAGCGGTAACAACTGGGAAGTTGGTATCGGTACCTACACGTCGTCTGGTACTACACTAGCACGTACTACTGTACTTTCCTCCAGCGCGGGCGGTACTACTAAGATCACCCTTAGTGGTACTTCCAACGTCTTCGTAACTTACCCCTCAGAGCGGTCTGTAAACCTTAACAGCGCCGCGCTTACTTCAGGTCGTGTGCCTTTTGTTACAACTGATGGTCTACTCACTGATGCGGCGACTTTAACTTTTAACGGAACGGCGCTGACCACACCTACGTTTGCAGCCTACCGCGAAACAACCACGACTAACGCAACCGTCACCGGCACCTTCACCGTTGACATGTCTACGGCTAACATTTTCAATATAACTTTGACCGGTAGCACGACATTTACGTTCTCAAACCCGGCTGCTGGCGGCACAACGTCTAATTTCCTGATTGCTATCAAGCAGGGTGGATCGGGTTCCTACACGGCCACTTGGCCTGCTTCTGTAAAGTTCCCTAATAATTCGACTCCTTCCCTGACAACAACGGTTGGCAAGGTTGATATTTTCAATTTCATCACGTTTGACGGCGGCACGACGTACTTCGGCTCGCTGTCTTTGGCTAACTTGTAAGGAAGGGGGCCGTCATGGCATTTACCAAAATAGACGCTATCTATCTCAACACCGCCGTGACCTATGTTCAGGTTCCGACAAAGGTGACAACCCCCGATGGTGTCGAACACGATACCTTGAAGTGGGTTGAGGACGAGACGAGCGACAGCTACAAAGCCAAGGCGCACCTAGATAGTCTGGGGATCAAGTATAACTGGCTGAATTATGCTGATCCTGCGCAGCACGCAGAAGTTTTCCCCCCTCTAAATGATTGGGTTTTTGAGGATGGTCTGCATACTTTTAACGAGTTTCCATTCCTGATCTTCACTAAATGCGATGACGTTCTGCCGTTAGATCAGTGGCCGAAGGCTGTAATTATGGGTCTGCAAAACATACTGTCATCTAACATTGCAGAACTTTACGCCATGGGGCGTTCATCAGGCTCGACGAGCGGTGCTTAACAATGCCTCTGCCCCACCTCGGCTCGACTAGCGTCGGGTCCAGCAGCCAGACCTTCAACACGTCGGGAACCTTTACGGTTCCGACTGGGGTCTACAGCGTTAATTTGTCTGGCAAAGGCGGAACGGGTAATGCGGGCGGTGCCGGTAATCCCGGTACTGCTGGAAATCCGGGTAATCCGGGCAATAACGGCAATGGTGGCGCTGGTGGAGCAGGGGGGAGCGCAGGCAACCCCGGTGCGACAGGAAACGCTGGCAATCCCGGCACCAATGGTAATGGCGGCGCTGGTGGCGCACGCGGCAATGCAGGTAATCCCGGCGCTACAGGTAATTCGGGCAATCCCGGCACTAATGGCAACGGTGGCGCTGGTGGCGCACGCGGCAATGCAGGTAACCCCGGTGCGTCGGGCAACGCTGGCAACCCCGGTAATAACGGTAATGGCGGTAGTGGCGGTGCGGGTGGCGCGGGTGGTAACGGCGGCGGCGGCGGCTCTTATTTTGGCTGTGGCGGCGCGGCTGGCAATCCGGGAGGAAGTACTGGTGGGAATGCAGGGTTTCCTGCGGGTGGATCCGGCGGACCCGGTGGTAGTCCTTTTGGTGGAACGGGCGGCGGTGGTGGCCTTGGCTCTCCTCAAGGTTGCTGTAATTACAACATTGGCGGCGGTGGCGGCGGTGGCGGTGGCGGTGGGTCAGGCGGTAGCGGCGGTAATCCGGGTAATGCTGGCGCGAACGGAAATCCGGGTAATCCCGGTGGCGGTGGTAGCGGTGCGACAGGCGGTAGCGCGGGCTCTCCGGGTAACGCAGGAGCAAACGGGAATGCCGGTAATACCGGCGCTAATGGCACTGGTGCAAATGCTGGTGCGGCTGGTAGCCCCGGTAATGCCGGGGCCAACGGTAATGCGGGTACTACCGGCGCGAATGGTACAGGCGCAACTTCTGGCGCTGCTGGTAGTCCGGGTAATGCTGGCGCAAATGGTAACGCAGGCACGGGCGCTGCAAACGGCAATGTCGGCAATCCCGGTAATACGGGGAACGCGACAACTTTTGGTAACATAGCGAGCTTTGCTGGCGGCGCTGGCGGTAATGGCGGAACTGCTGGAACGGGTGCCAATGGAACGGGCGGCGCTGCTGGTAATTCGGGCGGCACCGGGAACCCCGGCAATCCCGGTAATAACGGTACTGGTGGGGCTGGTGGGGCTAGGGGTAATGCTGGCAATCCCGGCGCTACAGGCAATTCGGGCAATCCCGGCACCAATGGTAATGGCGGCGCAGGTGGGGCTAGGGGTAATGCTGGCAATCCCGGCGCTACAGGCAATTCGGGCAACCCCGGTAGTAATGGTAACGGCGGTAACGGCGGCGGCGCGGGCGGTGCGGGTAATCCGGGCGCGGCTGGCAATGCTGGTTCCACAGGCGGTGGTGGCGGTGGTGGCGGCGGTGCTGGCGGACAGGGTGGCGGTGGCGGCAATCCGGGATTAGCGGGTAATAATACAAGTGCCGGTAACGGCGGTGGTGCCGGTGGTTGCTATGCTTGCGGCAGTGCCGGTAATGCTGGTGGTTCTGGCGCAGGGGGTAATCCCGGTGGCGGTGGTAGCGGTGCGACAGGCGGCGGCGCGGGTAATCCGGGCAATGCTGGGGCAAACGGTAACGCAGGTACTACGGGCGCAAACGGCAACGGTGCGACTGGCGGTAGTGCAGGCTCTCCGGGTAACGCTGGAGCGAACGGTAACGCAGGTACTACCGGCGCGAATGGTACAGGCGCTACTGCTGGCAGCGCAGGCACACCGGGCAATGCGGGGGCTAACGGTAATGCAGGTACTACCGGCTCGGCGGGTACAGGCGCAACTTCTGGTAACGCAGGGTCCTTTAACTCAGGCGGCGCTGGCAATTCTGGTTCTGTAGCCCCCACAAGTAACACCACCGCATCTCAGGTTTATCCCTTCCAACAAATCTCCGTCACCGTAGGATCGGGTGGTGGTTCTGGTACAATTACGGTAACGTGGTAGACGAGAGCAGGCGCAGGGCCGTCATGGCCGCGTTCGACGGATTACCGCAGTACCAACGTAACTGGATAAATAATAACGAGAAATTAAACCTTCACGACGACCATATACTCATGGGCGAGCGGGAGGTTTCTAGGTGCATCCTCGCCGTCAAAGGGGGGAGCATTTACTACAAGAGGGGCAACGGACAGAACTGATGTTTAGGACCGCGTTCAAGAACGACGAGATTGAGTTCCTCTGCGCCGAAGAGGACTATGGTATAATCCCGACACCCTACCCTTCCAAAAAGAACATCCCCGACTGGTTCAAGGCTCTGCCTATGAAGCTGGGAAATCAGGGTCTGGGAACATCAACCATAAAAAGATGCTCTCCCTTCCTCGACGCGCTTTCCGTTGGCTACATTATACCACTGGCCGCTGACGTTGAGTTTGTATCCAACAGCGATGGATCAGGCGTAGATTTTAAGTGGATGTTCCACAAAAATATGGTGGAAACGCACAACCCTAAACAAATCTCTTCCGAGAAATGTCCGAACCCTTCGGACCCGCGCCCACCCATGAAGTTCCTCAACTGGTGGATGATTAAGACGCCGCCGGAATACTCGCTGCTATTCCTGCCGCCACTCAACCGGGTCGAGGACCGATTTGTCTGTTACTCTGGCATTGTGGATCACCCGTACTTTCAGTACGAGTATGTAAACTTTCCTTTCATATTTACGAAGAATGATTTTCGGGGTGTCGTAGAAGCCGGGACGCCCTTGATGCAGGTAATACCGATCCGAAAAGACAGTCTGCTTTCGACCCATAGGTGCCGTCCGGTTTCAGAAGAGGACAAGAAGAACACTGGCTGGATGCGTAAGATGAAGACGCTCGTCAACCAGTCCGTGTACCGCAACCACATCCATAGGAAACTGTGATGTCGAACTATGTGTTTGCGCCGCCGCCGCCAACTGAAGCTGAGAACAACGTGTTTGCCACTTGGGAGAACGGTTTTTCTAAGGAAGAGTTGGACAGGATTTCGGCGTATTGTGACCAGAACCTACCTCTATCTGGGTCCATAATAAGTGGTGGCGGGACTGCCCCTGAGTGGCGTCAATCGCGCACTGGCTGGATCACTAACAACAACGATACGGCTTGGTTCTACGATAAAATGGCCTTCATAGCCCGTAAGATCAATTCAATCTTTTACCGCTTTGATCTGTACGGGTTCGTGGAGGATATGCAGTACACGGTCTACGGCAGTGGCGGCGACCACTATGACTGGCACATCGACGCTGGCGGGGATAATACCTGTCCGCGCAAACTAAGCCTGTCACTGCAACTTTCCGACCCCGGCGAATATGAGGGTGGGAAATTAGAATTTATGAACGGAAAAGACGTTACGGTTGCTAATAGAGAGCGCGGCTTGGTCGTGGCTTTTCCAGCCTACAGGCTTCACAGGGTTACCCCAGTCACCAAGGGTATACGCAAGTCCATCGTCGTGTGGACTACCGGCCCGCAGTTTAGGTAATCGACATGGCAGACACACTAGACCAGTGGCAGTATTTTTCGTCGCCGGTATACAGCATAGAAAAGCCCGAGTTCCTGAGCGACGTTCTCGCCGCCAGCAAGGACAGCCTGCGGAAGGTCCGTAAAGAAGTGAAACTGGATGAAATCTACCCGGTCACAATGGCTGGGTTCGATAATGAGCCGCGCATAACCCCGTTCTGGGACTATACCATCAACACCGGCTGGAACCTGCTCAAGGACCAAGGCTATGTGATGGAGGGGCTGGAGACGTATTTTACCGAGTTCTGGTGCCAACAGCACGATAAATACTCGTCTATGGAATACCACCTCCACGGTGACTGCAAGCTGGTTGCATTCTACTTTTTGGAATGTCCGAAAGACCCGCCGCGCTTGGTGATCCATGACCCAAGGCCCGGTAAGGTTATGTCTCCTCTGCGCGAGGCTGATGTAAATGTAGTTTCACCAGCATCCAGTGCAATTAACTTTACGCCAAAGCCGGGAACTCTGATGTTTGCTAATTCGTGGCTACCGCACAGTTTTACCCGAAATACCTCCAGCAAGCCCTTCACGTTCTTGCACATGAACATCGACACTAGGCCGGTGGTTTCCCAAGTCTGTCACCCGCCAACGGCAGAGGTTGTCTAATGGCTCAGTTCCAGATACGGTTTAACAAGGCCCGTGGTCAGGTAAACCGTGGGACGATGGATCATGTCTGGCGTGTATTTGAAGACGAAAAAGAATACCTGTTCAAAAACATTTGCATCAATGTTCCAAGCCGTGGGCAAAAAACAGGCGAAGATTGGAGCATATGCTGCGAAGGCGTACTAAAAATAGACAGAGAAACCTCCACTGGGACAGTTGAACAGCCATAGCCATGCAGTTAACCCAGCACTTCACCCTTGAGGAGCTTACCAAGTCTCAAACCGGGGAACGGCGGGGTATTGACAACGTGCCCGGTGCAGCCGAGCTGGACTGTCTCAAAGAGCTATGTGAACGGGTACTAGAGCCCATCCGGGCCCACTACGGGCCAGTCCATATCAACTCAGGCTACCGGGGACCGGCGCTGAACAAGGCAGTTGGGGGTGCAGTTACTTCCCAGCACTGCATGGGTCAGGCGGCAGATATCGAGGTGCCCGGGGTAGCTAATGGGGACTTGGCTACTTGGATTGCCGACAACCTAGACTTCGATCAGGTCATCCTAGAGTGCTACCGCAAGGGTCAGCCCAACAGCGGGTGGGTCCACGTCAGCTACAAAGTCTATGGTAACCGCAAAGTAGCACTAACCGCTACTGTTTCTAGCGGGAAAATGGTATACACCCCGGGTCTGAACACCTAACCAGAGGGGACTAAAATGTTTGGTTTTTTCCCCTTTGCGGCGGATACCTTCGCAGGTTCTGGCTCTGGCGCTGCTTCAGTAGTTGTATCTGGAGTCGATGCCACTGGGTCTATTGGCACTGTAACGGTATTTGAGAACGAGCAGGTTAATGTCACCGGGGTCGAGGCCACCGGTTCCATAGGTACAGTTACCGTCCAAGCTATTGGAAATGTTACATTAATTGGTGTCGAAGCCATTGGTTCGGTAGGCACAGTTACCCCCGCCGCTGCCGCTAATACCAACGTCACTGGGGTTGATGCCACTGGGTCTGTAGGCACAGTTACCGTTCAGGCGGTCACTAACGCCGTTGTCACTGGGGTCGAGGCCACTGGGTCTGTAGGCACAGTTACCCCCGCCGCTGCCGCTAATACCAACGTCACTGGGGTGGAAGCCACTGGTTCGGTAGGCACAGTTACCCCCGCCGCCGCTGCTAATGCCAACGTCACCGGGGTCGATGCCACTGGTTCAGTAGGCACGGTTACTGTTGTTTTTGGGATACGAGTCAACGTCACCGGGGTCTCAGGCACTGGGTCTGTAGGTACGGCAACCATATCTGCCGCTGCAAACTTTAACGTATCGGGTGTTTTTGCTACGGGGTTTGTCGGGACTGTTGACGTTGCAGCCGGGGCTAGCGCCTCCCCCACCGGGGTCTCGGCCACTGGGGATGTTGGTACTGTTGCGATTAGTGTACGCCAGAACGTTGCAGTCACCGGGGTCTCGGCCACTGGATCGGTAGGCACAGTAACGGTTACAGGTACGGCCAACGTCTTCCCAACTGGTGTTCAGGCTACCGGTTCTATCGCTAGCGTGCTTGTTTGGGGTATAATCAATGATAACCAGACACCAAACTGGGTAGAAATCCCCACGTAAGGACCGAAAATGGCTAGTACTTACAGTCCCTTAAAAATTCAGTTGATGGCTACGGGTGAGAACATCACCACGTGGGGCAACGTGACCAACGTCAACCTAGGCACAGCTATCGAAGAGATGGTAGTCGGGTCGGCGGATGTGACCTTTGCTAGCGCTACAGTCACCCTGTCCTTAACCGATACCAACGCAAGCCAGACGGCGCGTCACCTACGCCTTAATTTGGTTGGCACTTCGGGCGGCGCACAGAACTTGATAGTTCCCGCCGTTGAGAAGGTCTACCTCATCAACAACGGTTGCGCCGACGCCATCACGGTCAAGAACAACTCGGGCACAGGCACTGCGGTCCCCGCCGGTAAGACCATGTGGGTCTACAATGACGGCACGAATGTTACAAACGCTGTCACCCACCTGACTTCGTTGACACTTGCTGCGCCCCTTCCGGTGACTAGCGGCGGTACTGGCGTTACGACTTCTACTGGATCGGGCAACGTGGTCCTGTCCACCAGCCCGACGCTGGTTACCCCGATCCTCGGCACCCCCACTTCCGGTAACCTGACTAACTGTACGGGTGTCTCTCTTACCACTAGCGTCTCTGGTACACTCCCAATTGCCAACGGCGGCACGGCTTCTACAACTGCGGCTGACGCTAGGACTACCCTTGGTGTCCCTGCGGCTGACGGTACGGGTGCTTCTGGGGCAAGTTGGAATATCAGCATCTTGGGTAATGCCGCGACGGCTACGACGGCTACTACGGCTACTACGGCCACTACGGCTACCACAGCCACTACGGCTACGACGGCTACTACAGCCACCACGGCCACCACCGCTACTACAGCCAACGCCTTGAACGCTAGCAATTCCTATACCGCCGTAGATTTCACAGCCACCTCGGACATGCGGCTGAAGGACGTTTACGGCCCGATTGTTGATGCGCTGGACAAGGTAGACGCCCTGAACGGGTTCTACTATCGCAACAACGACAAAGCCCGTTCGCTGGGTCAGGTCAAAGAAGAGCAGCAGGTTGGCTTGTCTGCCCAAGACCTACAGGATGTCTTGCCGGAAGCTGTTAGCCGGTGGTCGGTTGATCCTGAGTATCTGGTCGTCGCCTATGACCGTGTCATCCCACTGCTGGTTGAGGCAATCAAGGAACTGCGGGCCGAAGTTAAGGCGCTGAAGGGTTAGACATGCCTGTTACAAACCCGGCACAACTCACAAGTGTTGTAACTATATTCGGCGGTCCCGGCTCGCTTAGTTCTTATCTGGCTGGTGGTGCTTACGTTGCGCCCGGAACAACCGGCGTTAATGGGGCCGTGCCAAGTAGCCTGCCAATACCTCTTTCCAAGCTAGCTGGTACTTCGGCTACAGCACCGTTTGTACCCGGTACGACAACCTTCACAAGCGGTTCGGGCAGCTTCACTGTGCCTACGGGTACGACTACCCTTGTTATTGAGGTTATTGGCGGTGCTGGTGCTGGTGGCTTTGGTACGCGCGATTCCGACATAGATTACGGCGGCGGTGGTGGTGGTGGCGGTTCTAAGTCCATAACTAGTGTTGCCGCCAGTGGCGGCGGTCAAAGCCTTAGCTACTCTGTTGGCGCTGCCGGGTCTTGGAGTACGTCTGCCAACGGCGGTGCGTCCTCTGTTAGCGGCGGTCTTATCACCACAATGACTGCTGGTGGTGGTAACGCAGGTGATAACGGCTATCCGTCTGCTGCTGGTGGTGCTGGTGGCTCGGCTTCTAACGGCAATGTTTCTAACAGTTCTGGCAGTGCCGGTGATTACGGCGGCAACAACATTGGTGGTCAGGGTGGCGCTAGCTTCAGTGTTGGCGGTGTGGGCGGCGTTGGGTCTGGTGTTCCGGGTAGCGACGGCGCGGCTGGTTCTGTGGCGTTCACTTACACATAGGAGATTTAGATGGCCTTTGATCCTGTCTCAGCCGCTCTTGATATTGGTGGCAAAGTTATTGACCGTGTGTGGCCTGATCCGGCCCAGAAAGATGCTGCCAAACTGGAGCTTATGAAGCTCTACCAAAACGGTGATTTGGCCGTTCTTGCGGCCCAGACGGAGCTTGCCAAGGGCGCTGCGGACATCATCAAGACGGAAGCGGCTGGCGGGTTTCTCGCTTCTAGCTGGCGTCCTATTACTATGCTGATTTTCGTGGGCCTTATTACAGCCCGGTGGTTTGGCTTTGCTGCGCCCAACCTTCAGGAGGCTGAGTATCTCAAGCTATGGGACATCGTGCAGCTTGGCTTGGGCGGGTATGTGATTGGGCGCAGCGCCGAAAAAATCGTGCCGTCTATCGCTGAAGCCTTGAACAAGAAGTAGGTGAACCATGGGTTGGGCAGACGTACTCAAAGCGGTAATCCCGATCATCGTGG